CTTGATCGCCTCCTCAATCAGCGTCTGATTTATCCTCTTCCAGAACCGGCTCCTCGATCTTAATATCCTGAGAATTCATTTCCTGAACGGCCGCCTCGATCAGCTGCAGGATCTGCTCATTCGTAACATATTCACCATATCCCTGCCGGTCCAGCGCATCCTTGATAAGGGTTGCCGCTCTCTGCTTTTTTTCAGTTCCATGGATGCTATCAGAAGCGGTCTGCTCGACTGCCCGAACAGCTGCATCCGTGATCTCGGTGACCCATCCCCATCTGGTCCGCTTCAGCTGTGCGTCTGCTTCAGCCTTCTTCTTCCTCAGGTACGGGATGAGTTCCTTGGTGACGATCCCTACGAGTGCCAGGATAACTGCGCTGATGACGTTAAAGATAAGTTCGTTCATTTTCGTTTTCTCCTATTCTTTCAGTGCTCCTTAAGTGGGAGCTTGTCTATCTGTTCCATGATCTTCTCGGCTGTTCCATCGCCGCCAGCGGCATGGTATGGGTTATAGAGATATTTGCGGAAGTTCTCACGCTCGTCGAAGTCGATCTCTCCCTTCTCAAGGTATTGCCGGCCTACAAAACAGATTCGGTCATATGCAGTCCCTCGGACCAGGTCTGCAAGGATCTTCGACTCTTTCTCCTCGTCTTCCATGTGCTTTTTGGTATTCTGTAATTCCTGCTTAAGGTCTGCGATTGCATCCAAAAGGTCACTAGTCATGTCTTCCTTCTTATCCTTCCTGGTGATCAGGAACTGAATGAAGCTGAGGAGTCCTCCTCCAAGAGCCCCGAGTAACACTGATATAAAGATCTGCATAATTGATTAGTCTCCTATCTATCTCGTATCTCGTTCTATTTCCGTAAGTACCTCATCAGCGGTCGTACTCACCCAGCCCCGGTAGTTGTGGTGGAGCTCACAGAAGGCAGCCCGTTCGTCGTGTTTACTTCTGAAGTGTTCAATCATCGGAGCGAAGCCGCTGTTCTCCGGGTGCTTATAAAGATCTATCTGCCCTGTGTGTCCGATGACGATTACCTTACAGTCATCATGTGGTCTGGTAAGCGTTTTCTTCAAATCAGACAGATAAAAGTTCTGGGCTTCATCGATGATGATTGCCTTCTTACTGACGTTCTTCCCTCGCAGGAAAGTGTGAGTGATTGCAGTGACGTAAGCGAGGCCTTCTTTCACGGCCTTCATGTTGTCAGGCGTTGATATCACTTGTGACGGATTTATCCCGATTTCAAGGAGAGCTTCTTCGAGCGCTCCCATATAAGGAGCGGACTTTTCTTCGATGCTTCCCTTGAGATAGCCTTGGACTTTTTCCTGGGTAGGAGAAACCACATACACGATTCCGTTTACAATCCCATATCGGCACAGTAGATTTGCGCATCCGACCGCTATGGTGGTTTTCCCAGATCCCGCGATAGCATTGCAAAATGTAATAATTCCTCCGGGTCTGCAAATTGCATCACGAAAGGCTTTCTGTTCAGGGTCAAGACTCATCCCATAGAATCGTTCCAAATCCTCACGGAAATCATTACCTGAGTATTTCGGTGACGCTGGCTTTTTCATACGCACCTCTTATTGATGTCTGCAAAAAGAAAGGACCCGGCAGTCTACTGCCAGATCCTTCAATAAAATGTATAAAGATACTCATGATGATGGACTTATTCCGTGTAACCGAGCTTCTCTGAATCGCTGATGGTGTCTGTTCTCTCCTCCTGGACACATTCCTTTTCTGCTTCATCGACGGCCTTGAGCTGCGCAATCAGGCTGCCTTGCTTTGCGATCAGTGCAGCCATTGACTCCATCGTGTTCTGTTGCTTCTCGACAAGCTGGACATAATATTCCAGGATCGCTTCCAGGTTTTCATCCCTCGGACCATCCATTCGTATCTCCTCCTGTTTGTGATCAGTTGCCTTTTATGCGGTCTGCCCCGTGCTGGATCCAGACTTACCGGTTTCGGTCGTGCCAGTCTCCTCAGTCTGCTCTTCTGCCAGTTCCGGAAGATCAAGGTCAATCAGGACCTGCTTGACCTTATTCCGGATGACCTTCGGTACGTCGTTGATTGTCTTGATGCCTTTGATAATGAGTGTTGCGTAAATAAGTGCCATGGTTTCTACCACCTTTCTTATGGATTTTACTATCCTTCTGATGATCATCTTTGTGATTTTCCAGTTTCAAGTTATTACTCGGCCAGTTCCGGGTGTCCTTCATCGATGAGGATCTGCCTTACCTCGTCTCTCAGCTTGCTCGGGACCTGCGAGATGGTCTTGATTTCCTTTACAATGAGTGCTGCATAAACCTGTGCCATAATGTCGGTCCTCCTTTCAATCAGGACAGCGTTGACTCGTATACGTCGCAGAGTGCTTCCTGGAGTCCAGTGATCTGGTCGTTTGCAGAAGCCAGCTGCTTCTTCAGCTCCGCCTTCTCCAGCTCATCCGGAGTCAGATCGCGGATGATGAAGTAGTATCCATCATTGTACTTCACGATCTGGACCAGCTCGCAGTTCTCATGGACTTCCTTCTTTCCTTCACTGTCCTCTATCGTCACCTTTGAAAGGTCTTTGAAGTCATCCTTCGTGACTTCCTTCTGGCTCACGTAGTTGTTTCCGTTGAGGGTAAGATCTTCAATCTTTGACCCGTCTCCGAATGTTATCGTGTAAGTCATTGATCAGTCTCTCCTTTCTGCTCAAGCCTCTCCAGCTCCTTCTTTGACCTGTATTCAGTTCCAGGGAAGAGGGATTTGAAAAGCGCATCCATTCGTTTGATCCGGTAGTAATTGTTGTGGTACTGCTTCACCGATCCACGCCATGATTTGTAGCACATGGCTGCCCGTTCAGGAGGAAGGCTGTTCTTCTTGAATTTCTTAAGACGCCTTGATTCCCTGATAAACGTGTCCCTGCTCTGGTAGGTGACCACTTTTCCAGTTTCCGTCAGTAAGTATCTGATCTTAAGGAAGGTAAAACCTTTTGACAGTTTCACGATCTGGGTCTTCTTCTCATTGATCGTAAGCCCAAGAAGATCTGCTTCCTTCCTCATCTCCCTGAGACATTCCTTCGCATGTTCTTTGTTTCGGCAGATGAGATACCTGTCGTCCATGTATGCGCCATAATATTTCTCCGCCTTCACAGTCTTGAAATACTGATCCAGCGGAGTCGGATAAAATATTCCAGCATTCTGCGAAAGCTGAGCTCCTATTCCCATTCCCCGATCGCCTCCGTTCTCATCAATCAGGCTGTTGATCAGGCGCCTGAGATCAAACTCTGGTATCACTTTCGCATATGCTTCTTTTAATTTCTCGTGTGGAATGCTTCCAAAGTAGTTCTTGAAATCCACAAGGAGAACATATCCTTCATTTGTTCCGTATTTGCGGAAGTACCGGTGAAGGTGTTCCTTCAGCCTGTCCCTTGTGAATGTAACGCCTTTATCCTTCTGGCTTGCCCCATTATCGTAGATCAGATAAGAACTCGTTACAGGAGTCAGGACATTGTCGCAAAGAGATCTCTGCACCACACGATCCTTAATACTGATGGCTTTGATGTGCCTTAGCTTTCCCCTTTCTGAAAGATCAAATTCCACATACGGTTTCTGCTTATATGTTCCGTCATTGAGCTCACGTTTTGCCTCCGAGATATTCTTCCATAAGTCAAAGTCATACTTTTGAACTGAGAATTTCCAGTCTGAGTTGATCTTCGACTTTCTGAAAGCATCAAACAAAGCATTTGCATTGCTTACTTTTCGTATCCCGTAGTACTGGGCCATGACAGTTTCCTTTCAGTGTGGCGGTTTATAGCCAGGCAGCGTACTGACTGGCATCCGCCACGTCCATTTGGCCTTTCGGCAAGGGCACCGACTCCTTTCGGTATCAGTCCATTCACCATATAGGCTACTTGATAGGGCCGTAGGAAATCGGGCGCACGCCATTCGAGTTCGAGGCGTTGTTGTAGTTGCTATTCCCGTTCGAGTTGACATTACAAAAGTTAGCCGCGCTCGCAACGTCGCGAAGCCACCAGTTGGCATACAGTCAATGCCCTGCATCTTATCCCTTATTCAGGGCAGGTGCCTTATTAATTTTACCTTCTCCACCATTCTTGGATGGATGCTTCGATTTGTCTTCAGAATCTCGTTTCTGAATCTGTCTTAATATCCGGTTATCGGATTTCCTCCATCCTTTCAGGAGCGTTGCTTCATACTGTATAAGCTGCACGAACCTCTCATATCTGTCAGCATCGACAGGAAGAGTTTCTTTGCACAGTGTAAACACATCGTATAATTCACCGCATCCTCTGATGGCATCGTCCTGGTATTTCCTCCGCTCGTAGAACTCGCTCTCGTAATATGGGTAAACTTCATTTGCATCACGGATGTTCTGCTTTATGGACGAGATGGTATCAAGGATCCTTTCCCGATATCGATTGATAAGCCATTCTGGAAATTCATCTGTGATCTTTCCAATTCCATACTTCTCGCAGATCTCTGTAAACGCTTCTTTGTCATCTTCTGAAAACTTCAGAACCTTCACGAAGAAATCCGGCTCCCTGCTTCTGTTCTTCACTCCAAAATCATGCAGAAGAAGGAAGATGATATTCTTCTCGATACGGCAGATCTGCTTCCAGAATTCCATATCTGACAATCCGCGTTTTCCATATACGACGCTCATGATTTATCCCATAAAATTCGGGTCGCTTCGCGACCTCTGTAAAACCGTCCATCCCTCCCCTGAAGGGGAGGGATTTAAGATCAGCAGATACCGAAAGCCGGGCGCACGCCATTCGAGCTCGAGGCGTAGCTGCAGGTGCTAAGCCGTTCGAGGCGACATCACAAAAGGTAGCCGCGCTCGCAACGTCGCGAAGCCACCAGCTGGCACGGTTGCATATCAGCGCCTTGTTCAGCCTGAACAGAGGGAACTGACTGTAGTCGATGTTGTAAATGTTCGGAATAGTAGAACCGAGAGAATTGCCTGGCTTAAACTGCATGCAGCCATAAACCTGCTCCTCGCTCATGAGCTCTACTGTGCTGTCCATCCACGTTCCACCGCTGGCATATCCATTTGTCACAGCGTTCTGCAGATGTTCTCTGTGGTTGAGAATGTGCCCTGATCCAAATGCTGAGTTTATTATGCTCTTTGCCTGATCAAGATTGGTTTTGCGCATGTCGCTGTTCGCATACGCTCCCTCTGTTGTATTTCCCCCCGATTCCCACTGGCCAGATGCCGTGTTGTGCATCTGAGCATTGTAGAGACATGAGTCTGGGACAATTACTGCGTGATGCGTAGTGCACTCGGTATCTCCGCAGTGCAGCCAATAGTCGAAGGCAGCAACCCTCCAGTTTACACCGCTGATTGTCCAGTAATCACCGATGAAGAGATCATCGAATGTTCCATCCTTGATTGCCGCCCACTGTGCATCGGTAACATGGTCTCCAAGGTACCTTCCTCTATATATGCTGTTGTGGGACCCTGCATTGTTTGGGAGGACGATGTGTACCATGTCATCCCTTGCTACCTTCTTAGGCCCGTTCGCTGTCAGGACCATGAATTCAGGATCGTCGGAGTAGACGTTCGTTCCGATGAGACCTGTGCCTTTTCGTGTGGCCACATCATTTTTGATCAGCTGCTCGGCCACCGCGTTGAATGTGTCAGCGTGGACAGGGTCTGTGACTTCGAACTTGCGGAGTTCGGGATTATACGTGGCTCCGCTGGTGTCGAAATTTGCCATTGCTTCTTGCTCCTTTCACTTTTTAGCATTAAAAAAGCTGTTTGTCTGGCATTCGGGAGAAAATCCCGAAAGTCACACTGAACAGCACGTTTCACGGAATAATGGTACGGTTTTCGGGCATTTTGATACGAAAACCGAATGAAAAATACGCTTTTCTGAAATTTCGGTTCAGAATAAATAGAACTTAGAATTCATCGTCGCACTGGAAGATCAGCTCTTCGCCTGAGTCTTTTACCTTTGATTTGAAGCTTTTGAATGCCACGATGTCTCCGTCCGTATCGTATAGACCGATCTCGGAAATGGACACATCGTTCAGTTCCGTCTCGCTGAGTGTGCAGGTGTATCGGATCTTGGTGTCATAGATCACCTCATGCCCGTCTACCTTCTTGCGTAAGACCTCGCTGTAGAGTGCTGTGTCGTCGGATGCATGGTTCTTGATTTCCCCAGATGAATTCACCCCGCCGCTTCCGAAGGCGACTCCTTCGATAGCCGGGAGCGCCTGTATCCCGGCCCTGGCCTTGAGCATCTTGCTCTTGCCTACTGTGCTTACGATCGTTTCTGCCATTTCTTTCTGCTCCTCCTTTCGAGCTGCCGTTTACCTACCTGCCTGTGTACCATCGCTGCTCATCAGAGCATCTCATGGTTGCCTTCCATTGTGAGGGACCCGTCCATGTTCGCGTATCCATCCATCGTGTAGGAATGTCCCCGCCAGATTGAGAGCCCTATATCCGGCTCCTCGTTTTCGATCCTGTTCCGGACGATCAGTATCTCATATGGGCCGCGCTCCTGGTCCATGGAGATCTTTCCGTCCATATCATACTGGCCGTCCAGCATGGCATCCTGCCACCACCGCACCGGCACCCGGATGGTCAGGCCATAGGAGATCTTCTCCTGTTCTGCTATCTGGAATACGACGAGCTGTGAGAACAGGAGCTTGATGTGACCGGTCGCCTTCTTGCTGAGGACGTTCTGGATGCTTCCGAATGGGATCTCGTTGTCATCTGCCGAAGGTATCTGGATCCGCAGGATGAGCCGATTGTCTTTGTCCCAGGCAATGTCCGGAGCAGTCCCGGTCATGTCCTTGATGTACTGCTTCATGGAGCTGAACGAGACCTTCTGTCTTCCGATCGACCTCAGCGCAGCGATCTGCCTGCGGCTCTCAAGGCTCTGTCCCTTTGCCGGTGTGATACCAAATATTCCTTCGTATTTGGCAAGCGTCTGCTCATCGCATGTCGCGATGAACAGGTTGTTGACCATGCGGTATACCTGGTACTGCATCAGGTCGAGAGTCCAGCCGGCGAACGTGTAGTTCGCTTCCATCTCGCGGAATTCTTTCCAGTACGATGGCCCCCACTGCTCGAGAAGCTCTTTGTGAGGAGTGCCATCCTCATAATCATAGAGATCTATCATTGCTCCTCCTTCAGCCCCGTCATGCGAATGTCAGGTTGTTCTGGGAAAGGACCGGAGCCGTCTTGTGTGTGTAAGTGGCATTCGTCGTCCCTCCGTTCAAAGTGAGGCCCGTGTAGTCATTTACCCCGTCCGTCGTCATAATGAGGGAACCGATCGTATTGATCAGGATCGACCGCTCCTTTGTTCCCGGAATATCTTCCGCTGTCAGCGCGAGGTTCTTAAGATATGCGACGATCTTTTCCGTGATCTTCGCCTTGACAGCTGAGGAATCCGATCCGCTCACGAGTGTGACGGTCCCTCCGATCGTGACCGGGAATTCCTCAACGGCCACCGCATAAAATGTGCAGCCGATCGGTGCGAGGCCTTCTCCTTCTCCATTTGCTCCTGGGTCGATAGTGTCCTGAACAGCCTTGATCACACTGTCTGCCGGCTTCCCGCCTGTGACGGATGTGATATATCCTGTGACGGTCCCCGGACCTTCCTGCAGCGGGTAGATCTCAGCTCTGCCCACTCCGTCGATATCCTTGCACCATTTGAGGAACTGCGCTGCGTTGCCGGCTTCCACATCCGCGCCTACACCCGACAGCATGCGTGCCCTGGCTGAATCATCGTCCTCGATATCAGCCGCTGCGACGACCAGTTCTCCCAGCGTACAGTTCTCCAGGTCGTCGATATCATCATCCGGGATGACCGCCGTTCCGGAGGCGAAGTTGTTCATGTCTGTGCCGGTATCAACCGATGTAATCAGCCAGCAGTTCTCTTCAGTGTTTTCTTTTGAGATGACGGTGAACTCTGTCTCGTCCACGATCATCGTGGCGCCTATCTCCGGCTCAGCCCCTACGAAATAGCATTTGTAGGTCGCCGGTGTAGCCGCGTCCGGGTCCCTCGCCATGCCTGCTTGTTTCAGGTACTCGTCAAGGACGTCTCCTGTGCAGGTGAAGATTGAAAGGATGTCCCGGATCTCGGTAAGGGCATCGAAGAACTCAGCCGTCCGCGTGACATGTCCGGCTGCAGCATCCCGGTAGACGCTCCCCTCTCGGGTATCGACTCCGAGATCTGATCCCATATCGACCGCCTGCTCTGTCAGAAGATCCTCTGTTATGTCATCCAGATTCAGGTCTTCAATATTCGTGACTGCCATTTTGTTTTATTGCACCTCGCTTTCTACCGGGAGGTCTCCGTAAATCGTGTGCGCTGTGAACGTCACATGGACACCATCCTTTTCCGTCTTCTCCCAGGAGAAATCGGAGACGCTCTCGATCCGGTCGTCCTGAAGCAGCGCTTCTTCGATCATCGCCGGGACGTCCGTGTTAAGGTATGACTCCGAAAGGGAGGAGTTGTAGATCCTGTTCATGATGTCGCATCCGTAGTTGTCGCTGTAGATGTAGTTGGCATACCGGACCGTTGACAGGATCTTCCAGATTGCCTGCATCACTGCTTCTTTTCCGTCGACGTATCCTTTGATTCGGTGATGCACCATGTCCATTCCATATGTCCGGGTGATCGGGTTTTCTTCCAGACTCTCCGGATCAAACCCAAGGTCCATCGATTCAAGGCCTTCAGAATCCTCTTCATCGTCTTCGGTATCGTCTTCAACTTCATCGACGGTATCTTCAGTGTCTTCCGTATCATCATCGGAAGCTGCAGCGAGGTTGGCGCTGTCTTCTGTAGCTGTTGAGTCCATCTCTAATATGCCTCCCTTCTTTCCGTATTTTCTGGTCAGGCTTCATCCAGCACATAGTACTGGTTGGCATCCATGATCGATAGTGCGTAGAAAGTAGCTCCCGGAACCATCTTCTCCCACAGCCGTTTTGGAATGATCAGAGAATCTTCCGTAACGTGAATCGGCGCGTCACCTTCCGTCACCATCTCAAGCGGCTTGGCCTGAACGACTTTCATCGGGTAGACATTCGGCATCAGGTTCCGTGCTTCCCGAAGGATCATGGAGCGGATTGAGTTTTCTGCCATTTTCCATTCCCTCCTTGTCCTTATCCGGCTGCCGCATTGGAAGATGCATAGTTGAGTGTCAGCTGCATGGTGTATGATCCATTTGACCAGGTATGCGTATCTGAATCAATGTACAGTGTCCTGCGAAGCCCGAGAGGGCCGATGCTCGCAAAGATCGCCATACCGGAGATGGCCCTTGTATCTCCGAGCCCCTCCCAGTTCATAGATTTGGAGACAACCGACTTTTCCTTCTTCCAGGTATCAGCCTGCTTTTTAAGAGCGCTCTTCTTGATCTTGCTGTCGACCGACTGGACGTCCTGCATCATTCCGATCTTGCTCTCAAGAGGCTTATTGATGACCGTCTTCTTGATCTTGGTCGTCGTCTTTTTCTTCTTGGTTGTCGATGTGTACAGTTTCAACCGGGTGTACGTGTTCTCGATCGACCTGGTCTGTGAGTAGTTGACCGTGTTGAATCCGGTCTCCAGCACGATCATGCTGCTCTGCTGGGTCCGCTGCTTCAGATAGAGCTTTCCCCTGTCAGAGTACACATAAAAGCGCTTCCCGGTCTGCGCATAAGTCTGGGAAAGCGCGTCCTCGATGACGTCCCAGAATGTCGTACCCTTCTTTGTGAGCTCCTTGATCTTGAACTTCGTATTTACAGCCCCTCCGACCGGAAGTTTCGCCTTCTTGCAGACGTCCTTGAAGATCTGGTCCGCTCTCTTCTTCTTGTAGGTAAAGCTTCCCTTGTTCTTGGTGAGGTACATCGCGTTATCCATGGCGTGGATCTCGACCGTCCGGGAATTGCTCCGGTTATCCGAAACGACGATCCCCCGGAAGAACTCTTTCCCATTCACCAGGAACGTGCACATCAGTCCGTCTTCCGGGTTTGTGTTGACCAGCCCGAGCTGGTCGGAATCAATGAGGGTTACCTTAAGATCCCTCGGTGCCTTGCCTCTGGCGCCGGAGGATACTACTTTCACGATCTTGTCTGATACATCATAAAATTTCGGTTTCCGTCCGATCAGGAATGTCAGATTGTTCACATCGATCCTCCTTCCTACACCGGTTACGGCATTGTGAGCGTCCCGCCTATTTTCAGGCGGTATGCTCCATCCTTGATGTAGCTTTTCCTTCCTTTGGCTTTCGCCTTTCTATAGGACTTGTTCCACGCTGCCAGGGTCGACTTGTTCGCATTAATCAGCTTGGTCTTCTGCTTCTTGACGTTCTTCTTGTAGTAGGATTTCGCGATCTTGTAGAGAGTGTCTTTCTTCTTGATCGTGTACGTTCTGGCGGTGGTAAGGTTCCCCATCCTCGTGTTTTCGATATGAACACGACCATTTGAAATGATCCTCTGTGATGTTCCCCTGGCCTCCTTCAGCTCGATCGAATACTGGATCGTGTCAGGGTCTCCACCTTTTTCCTCTGGAGTGTAGGAACTGATGTAAGCGTACATATCGACGCTCTTCGCCTTGGCCCGATTGCAGTACACAAAGTGTACCGGAAGGTCTGACTCCATCATCGATATGATCTTGTTATTGCATTCGAGCGGCTTCGGGAACCCGTTGTAGGCGCAGTAGCTTCCTCCCGTAGCCGGAAAGAAGGAGCTGAAGGAAATAACCGCAGCGTCCCGCTTCCCCTTGTGGAATACCTCTCCGAAGGAATCAAGCTTGATGGACACAAGCTCACCTTTATAGGCAATCTTGATCGATTCCGGATTGACCGGGATCTGAAAGGGATCCCGGTCATTATTCGCGTTTATCCAGATTTCGGCATTAGTACTCATAGGACATCATTCCTTCCTCTGAATCCTCAGTAGCTACGATCTGAAGAAGGACCGGTCTCAGGTTTTCCTGCAGTATCTCGACCACCTGCTCTTTTGACATTCCAGAAGCGCGGATAGATCCGTTTCCGTTGATGCTGATGTTGATGTCCTTGGATGTGGATCCGCCCTGGCTGGTTCCGGCCGCCATGTAAGAAGCCATGTCCGGAGCAGCCTTTCCATCGGAAGAAGAGCTTCCGAGAATACTGCTCGCCGCCTGCATCAGCATTTCTGCTGAATCCTGGCTGCCGTTGTCCGGGATGATCCACTCAGGTCCTGCCTCAGCGACCATACCGATATGAGGCTCTGTGAAGTAACCGCCTTCCTTATGAGCTGTAATCGTGAAGCTTCCTCCGGATGCACCGGAAAGCGTGATCGTCTTGGATGCGTTGGTGATTCCCCAGGACATGTTGACCGTCGCATGAGCGCCTACGCTGATAGAATTCGAAAACTGGCTCTGAAGGTCGCTCACTACCTGTGAGTACACGTCCGCCGCGTTGTTCGTCTGGCTGACAGTCACGTTCGTGCTTCCGGTCGTAGCGGTCGGTGTATCGAGTGTCGCCTGCAGCTGGTCGTGTGTCTCCTGGGCTGCGTCTGCAGCATTCGTTACATTCGTCGTGGTCATGACGTTGTTCGTGGTATTCGTGTTGACCGTCGTATCTCCTCCGGCTGATCCAGCCGCAGAAGCGGAAGCGCTCTGAACTGCTTCTCCGACTCCGCTCGCATCTACCTGAGCCTCGACGGTATATTTCTGCTCGACCGGTACCGGGTTGCTTTCGCTGGCCTGCTGTGCAGCCTCACCAGCCTCTGCTGTAGCGTCCTGAACTGCCTGTCCGGCCTGTGATGTGTCGACGGTAGGATCAACGACATATTCTTCAGGGATGTTTACGGTCTGTCCGACATCAAGATTGGTAGCCTGATCATTGGTCCATCCATTTGCTTCCAGAATCTTCTGTGTCAGGTCTGCCTGCGACAGTCCTCCGCCTCCGCCTGCCTTGATGACTTTGCCGGCGATAGACCACACCGTATTGACGTCTGCGTCAAGTGTGTAGGTTACTCCCATCTCTCCGGTTGCTGTCGTCGCGGTCGATCCCTGCGTCAGGCCGTCGAGGTTGAGGTATTTGGCTGCATCTGCGGCAGTCTGAGGGCTTCCGTCCTGGACGCCCTTCCAGAAATCATTTCCGAGTGTGATTCCGTATTTGGAAAGCTCCTCGGATACAGCATTCCAGTCGACGTCACCGCTGATGCCCTGCATCATGGTGTCGTAGAAGTTGGAGTAGTCTTCTGTTGAGGTGGTCGTCATCGACCGGTTGATAGCGTCTCTGAACTCCTGCGGAATAACCGCGCCTGCCTTGTCGATCTGATCAAGGAATTCCTGCGACTTTCCTGCCTCGAACAGCTGGTTGGCCATGTACTGGTAACCGGCATTCGTATCGCCGGCAGCCGCTCCGACCTCGATCGCCTTGTTGTAGGAATCCATATAGGCCTGCGGGACAGCCTCCCCGGCTTCCCTTGCCTTGTCAATGGTCTCCTGCATGGTCCTCCACATTCGGAGCCATCTGCTTATAACGATCAGCGAGTGCTCCGGAAGTTGACCTGTCGAGGTTCCAGTTCATGGTTCCTCCGACGTCCTCAGCAACGCTGAATGCATCTCCTCCGCTCTGAGCGGTTTCCATGATCTGGTTGAGTCGTTTCTGCGCCTCACCCTCCATGTCTGCCTTGCCTACTTCCTTTCCGTACGCATCGGACAGTGACTGGTTCATCCAGTCCTGAGCGAGCTGCTGGGAAGTCATCTGGCGCTGGTTCCTTGCCTTCGCAACGATGTCTGTGATGTCCTGCATCGTGAAGTTGGTTCCTTCGAACACTCCGTTCTTGTCAGTGTGTCCGAGAGCCGCTTCCTGTTCGAAGTAAGAAAGAATGCTCTTCTCAGATTCAGCGCCAGCTTTGTCGTAGTCTTTCTGGTACTTGTCCATCTCGTCCACGACCTGAGACCAAGAGTCCTTATCGAGAGCCGCACCGGAATACTCGATTCCGAGGTAGTCCAGATTTGACTTCATCTGAGCCTGCTGAAGGCCGGCATTGGAACTGTGCCAGCTTTGCCTGTGCGATTGAAAGGGCTGCATTGATATCGACGTCCTGCAGTCCGTTGTCGATCGCATCCTGAGCGATCCCTTTGATAGCCTGAGACAGGCCGTCCATCGTTCCGAGGTCTTCCTGAGTCCAGCTGTCCACAGCGGGTGACAAGAGCCGTTCCAGTCTCACCGCCGATTCAGTGATCCGATCTGCTCCTCGATTCCCTGCGCCTGCGTAATTACGGACTGCTTTGTGTTCTCAATGAAGGTGTTCAACATTATTCATGAATGTGGTCTTGTCATCTTCACTGATGCCGCCCTGGATATGGGCTTCCCACTCAAGAGTCTCATTATCCTTAAGCGCCTGATCTGCGTCATCTTTGAGCTGTCTTGCCTGCTCAACCAGGTCGTTTCCTTCCTGCAGGGTAGTCAGGACATTGATCGGGTTGTCGACTGAGCTTCCTGGATTCAGGATCGAGATTGCCGCCTGCTTCGCTTCCTCCGCAGAGAGGGCAATATCTCCGAAATGGGTATCCAGATATTCTCGATCTGCTTCTGGTTGTATTTGTCGACTGCTATTCCGATAGCCGCGAGTCCGGCTGCCGTAGCAGTCAGTCCGGCCGCGACCGGGTTTGCAGCCAGTGTGGTGACCAGCTTCACGATTCCAAGAGAGGACCAGTCCATGCTGGAGAGCTTCCATGTTGCGAAAGCCGCTCCGATTCCTCCGATAGCGGATGTGATAAAGTCAGGATTGGAGGATGCAAAGTTGATGATTGGCATGATGATCTTGCCGGCTGCATCCGCGATTCCCTTGATTCCTTTGAGGATCCCAGGAAGAAGAGGAGCCATGTTGCCGATTGTCTTTCCAACATCCGAGAAGAATGTAACAATCGGCTCCTTGATTGAGTCGATGTTGTCTCCAATGAATCCGGCTGCTTCCGAAATACCGCCCTTGAGTGCTTCGCCGGCACTGAGGCGAATATCCTCGAACTGGGCCTTCATCTTATTTGTCTTGTACTCCATCGTGTCAGCCATCTTGCTGTACGCGGTATCGGTCGCTCCTGCAGAATCCTGCATGGCCGCGATATCATCCTTGAACAGCTGAGCGTGGTCTCCTGAAAGGGAAAGCACTGCGTTGCCGGCCTCGACCGAGGAGAACAGCTCATTGACTCCGACTCCGGTCTTCTTCGCTTCGTCTTCCATGATGCTGAAAGCATCAGAAAGATTATGCCCGGATGAGATGAAGTCACGGAATCCCTGCCCTGACAGCTCTTTGAATTTCTTACCTGTCTCGGTCCCGGAATCGGACAGTTCAACGATTGCCTGACGGAGCTGTGTGGTTGCTACCGACGTCGGAACACCCTGTGCAGTCATGGCTGCCAGTGCGCCGGTTACATCGTCGAAGGAAACGCCAGCGCCTACTGCAGTAGGTACGACGTTATACAGTGCACCGCCCAGTTCATCGAATGTAGTTTTACCAAGTTTGACCGCTGTGAACATCTTGTCGGAAGCGTCCATAGCGGAAAGGTTAGCGGTTCCGTATGCGTTTATGACGGAGGTGATGGCGTCAACAGAAGTCTCCATGTCCGTCACACCACCGGTTGCAGCCTTCTCGGCCGTCCGCAGGAAGTCAAGTACATCATCCTTCGGGACCGATGCGGATATCGCCTGGTACATAGCGGAGGTTACGCCCTGGATCTCTGTTCCGGTGTCCTCTGCTATCTGTCTGGCTCCTTCGCCCAGCTGCTCCATCTCGGCCTTGGAAGCGTCCGGGAGCAGGGTGGAAACCTCTGCCATACCAGATTCGTAGGATTTGAAGGTCTCGAGAGATTCTTCCCCATAGTCCTTGATCTTATCGACGGCCATGGCCCCTCCTACCAGCTGGATTACCTTTGACAGGGTATCGTGAAGCGTGTTGGACTTCTGGCTAAGGCTTTCGACCTGTGACCCGGCCTCCTGTGCCTGGTCACCGATTGCAGACAAGCCATTGGCACCATCTCCGATTCCTTCAACGGCCTCCCCGACATCCTTCGCGGAGTCCGTCATGTCATCCATGGAGCTTTTCGCATCGTTCATCGACTCAGCGACGGACTGTCCGAAGCTGCTTATCCCGCTTCCGGCACCCGACATAGAGCTCGATACATTGTTTCCAAACTCCTGTGCGGTCCTTGCCGCTTCGCCTACGGACGAGTTGAATGTTCCGAGGGAGGAGGCAGCCTGACCGACAGAAGATGAGAATTCAGAAGCAAACCTTCCGACAGACGTACCGGAGAAAGCCTTGTCAACAGCACGCCCTACGCTGTTCATCTGCTTCTCAGCAGAGCTGGCAGCGCGTCCGATCGCGGCAAACTTTGAGCTTGCCTGGTCATTTATTCGTATGGTAGCGGTTATATCTGACATTCAGATGTTCCTCCTCCCATAGGTTACTTGTTGCTAAAAATCCAAAAAAATCATGAATCATCATGATCCTGCCGGCTTCAGAAGGCCTTTGGCGATTCGGTCGCAGGCTTCGATCGGGTAATCCTTTGATACCTGCTCGGATGCGATGTAGAACATCCGCTCAGGCTCACCCATCGACACCCACTCTTTCACTGGTATGTGGTACTTCTGCCACATAATGTGCGCCCACATCCAGTCGACCGCATCTCCCTTGTCCTCCTCTGGTACCCGGCCAAGGATCAGTTTTTTACCTGCTTAATGACCTCGTCTTCCGTCTCCTCGTCTGCGAGGCCGCATGCGATCAGTACGCACTTGTTGGCGTAGTCGAAGTCCTTACCCCGGAACAGCATGTCCGGAAGCTCAGAATTAAGCTGCACTCCGTAGTAGCTGCGGAGTTTCTCGGAAGTCAGGTCTGGCTGCACGAAGCACTCGACCATGATCTCCCTGCCAGCCTTGTCCGAATCGTACTGCTCGTCGTAGACGATTCGGTTTCCGGATACCATCGGGCGATTGGTCCTGTGGTCCTTCACGATCGTCCTCGTCGTGCAGTTCTCGCGGATCTCGGCGATCTTCTCACGGGAAAGTTTTCTCAGGATGAACGGTATCGGCTTTCCCTTGTCATCCTTGAATGCATCGATCCCGGGAAGGGTGATCGTCTGCTCTTCCTTCAGTTCCGGCTTCATAAAAGCATTCAGGTTAGTCTCCATATTGGTTTTCCTCCTTGGTCTTTTCAAAAAGAAAACCTGCCTTCAGGCCAGTGTGTGTTGGCCTGCCTGCGGGAATGTAGTGGCTGATATTACTGATTATTGGATGATTCTCCCTCCCACACCCTACAGCCGCACGGATGCGGCCATAAGGCGGGTCACAAGGAGGATTATCAGTTGAAGTCTTTAGCACCGAAGTTGACCTGCTCCTCGGCAGCATCGCCTGTTACGTCGAGCTGAAGGAGCGGGATGTCTCCGGTGAAGACAACACCTGTCAGAGTGATTTTGTCGCGATCTCCGACCTCATCGTAGTAGTCGGAATTGGTATCATCGACAGTTCCGGTGATGGTGTACTCAGGAGTCGCACCAGTCGCCTTGTACTGTGCAGCCATCGTCTTGTAGCGGTTATTCATCTTCCAGGTCTTCAGCGTACCTGTGATGTCATAGCCGAGCCATCTGCGGTTGGTTCCCTTCTCCTTAAGGGTTCTTCCGGACCAGACATCCGGAGTGAAGTTGACGGTATAGGAGGAGGCATTTCCTACCTCCACACCATCAATACTGATAGTGCCATCTCTCATGGACAGCGGGCGCTTATTAACCATTGTCTATCCCTCCTTATTCCTTATTTCGCGATGACGGTCATGTAGTACTTCTCAGCGGAGTCAACCGGCTGAAGTGCTACGTTGATGTAGACTGCATCTCCGGTAGAGTTCTCGCGGTCGACAACGAAGTCGGCATTGGTGTCGACGTTTTTGAGAGCTCCATCCCTCTCATAGTTCTGCAGCATTCCACGGCCGATGCCTTCCATTGCATCCCAGCCCTGGTCGTCGTTGTTGAACTTGTTCGGAGTGAAGGTCATCAGGCAGTCGTTTGCGAAGGTATCGTATACCTTCATCGGACGGTTCTTGTTGATGTCGGTCGGGTCCTCAGGATCAAAGGTGACCTTGGAGTTGATGTCGTACTCAAGAACGACATTTCCGTGCTCGTCGATGGTGAGGAAGGACTCACCATTCTTGATAGCCTCTTCGGCCTTCTCATTGGTGTATCCGCCTCCGACGATTCCGGTCGCTCCTTCGAATACGGCATAGGTGTTGGACTTGGTGTAGCTTGCTGCCGCGTCAAGACCGGCTCTCCATGCAGCCGTCTCAGCTACAGTCAGATCCCTGCCATCCACGATTGCCGCATTCGTCTGGTTGATGATGCCTTCGTAGTCTGCAGCATAGTTCGGTACGACCGCCTTGCACTTCCAGCCGATGGAATTGCGGATGTACTTGATCTTGGACTTCACAGACTCATGAAGTCCCTCATCCGTAAGCGGGAAGAGCATGGTGTTGAACTTAAGCTTCTCGCAGGCGTTCAGGAAATCAGATGCTCCGTCGTTGGTGCTGTCGTCCGTTCCTCCGGCCAGTGCCTTGGATGCGATAGCCGCCGAAAGTGTGACATCCGTCTTATCGAGCGTGATGTACTTGGAGTCGACAGCCGAAAGGTTCTTGATTCCCTCGAAGTTCTCAACGGTTGATCCATCGAGAACGACCATGAAGTCATAACCTCCGGACGGGTCCTCCACAACCGCGATCTTGATCTTGTTTCCGAGAGTTCCAGGATACTTTGCAGTAACCTTGACCGATGCCTCTCCCACGGTGAATGTGGTGCTTGCAGCCGTGCCTCCCTTCGGGATGTACACGTAGATCGTGCTCGCGTTCATCGCCGCGAAGCGGATCAGACGCATGTGGCTCTCGTCATCGTATACGGATCTCCCGAGAAGCTCCTTCTTTGAGTCCGGGTTGTCACCAGGCAGCTTGATGAAGACTTCGCGAGGACCGTAATCGTACCCGATCAGTGGGATCACGACGACGCCAGTCGTGGACTTTGCGGCTGTCGGTGCCTTTCCATTCTTCAGATTGACGTAAGTACCCGGACGAACTTTCGCTCCGGACCAAATTCCTCCTGCCATTACTTAGCCTCCTTCCCGAGCCATTCCTTGATGACTCTCTGCGCTTCCTCTACTGTCATCGGCTCGGTGTGTCCATACATCGCGCCATCGAAGGTGGAAGAAGTGATATTGAACAGTCTCACGCAATGAGCGCGGAGCTGAGCGATAGAAAATTTCGCTGCCTCAGGCTTTGCGGTCTGCGCAGCCGGTGCAGCTTTAGCAGCATTCTTTCCTGCCATTGTGTAGTTACTCCTTTCCTGACTGAGTCATGCTGACGTTCGAGATCTTCGGCCCCGCATCCACGATATCTTCCTGGGTGTGGTCGAAGCTGAACTGCATTGACACGGATCCCGTGTCTGTTTCCTGGAGTTTCGGTGTGCTGATGTAGAATCCGTACCCGGTCTCCTTCCCGTCCTCGGTGAGGCAGGGGATCACGCACCGGTCGTGAACCATCGCATCACGCACCTGTTCTGCGCAGGCATTCGCTGTCCACGAATCGCCAGCCAGGAATACGCATTCGAAGTGGACCGTCTTTGTAAATACGGACCCGAGGAGTGCTTTCGAGATATCCGTCCTTGGGACCGGGAAGAAGATGGACGGGACCTTGAAGTCCTCTGGAACCTGCCCGTAATAGGGAGTTGTTCCGGTCTCAGCGTGTGCCAGAATGTACGCGATCGTGCTTCCGACATACTGCTCAAGTGAAATCTTGCTCATCCTTCTCCTTCCCTTCTCCTGTCAGTCATCCAAAATACCTCTGGAGCCATGCCTGGAGCTTTGCCTCGATGACTTTCGGAAGCATTCTCTCGGCTGTCTCTGAAGCCTTGTCAAAGTAATGCGAGCCTGGGACGAAGCTAGCCTTCAGCACCATCCCTGTCTTCGCGCCGGGAATATACGTGAAACGGTCACCAGACCAGGCACCCGGAACAAATCGTCCAGGAGTCTGCCTGTGGCCGTCGTTGACATAGGCTGCGTATTTCACGCGGGTTCCGATCGTAAGTGTCAGGCCTCCGAAATCAAGCTCCCACACGTTGTCCGCTCCGCCTCGGGAGAAGCTGGAGAGAAGACGGCGCGTGTCCACGTTTCCGGCAGCCATGATCTCGTCCTGAACGATGTCCAGGAACTCCTCTCCTGCCTCCTGAAGGCACTCCCCTGCGAAGGGTTTGAGGTTCTGGCTTGCCCTGTTGCACTTCTGCTCAAATTCTTTAAGGCCTGAAATCTCGATCATATTGCGTTTTCCACCTCGTCTGCTCTGCTGATCAGCACGCTGATGTGGTGGCCGTGGATGTCTCGAGGAACATCCTTGACCAGGTAAGCGATCCCGCTTTCCTTGCTGACCACCTTGTCGTTGATCCTGATGTCAGTTCCAGCAGGGAGAGCGAGCTTGATCTGTCCGGTCAGGACCGGATAGGGATCGTGCTGGGTGATCGCCACTGACTCAGACTTCACACCGAAATGGCACGCCACATCCGTGATATCCGCTTCTTCCGGGTAGCTCCCCGCTCTCTCGACCGGCTTGATCCCGTATCCCACCTCGTCCGTTTCCGTCTGCAGGTGGTAGATATCGCATTTATGGTTTAAGAAGTCTTCCCACATGGTGATCTCCCTTGTTCCTCCTCACAGCTTTCTGATACGAAGAAGTGTGTCTCCTCCGCTTTCTGTGATGTAGTCCGACAGCAGCCCGTAGATGTCCAGATCCTCTATGTTGATCTCCCCTGATTCAGCTGTGTAGCTGTAGTCGTCGAACGTCTCTCCCTTCAGTCGCTTCTCTTTTGCTCTCTCGGTCGCGTTCTTGGCATACGCCTCAGCGATCAGGAGAGTTGCCGTGCGGACCGGCTTCGGAATCTCCTTAAACTTCTCATCGTCGTCGAAGCGGTTGTTGGTGATGGAGATGACCTTCTGCTCTGCCCGGTAGATGTCTACCTCGAGCTTCTCATCATCTCGCTCCTTGACCGCCTTGATGTCGGTGTACTTCTTCAGATCTTCCGGAGTGATCCATGGCATGGCCGCCATATCAGGACTCACGCAGTGCCTTGAGGGCTTCGGTCGCCCTCTTCTCTGCGTCCTCGATGGCCTTGATGATGGCTTTTCTCGTCTTCACTCCCCTCAGGCTGATTCCCTGCTTCTGGGCATATGCCCGGAGCTCATCGGTGTTCATTCCCTCAAGGACGGAAGGCTGTGTGATCGTTGGCTCCGGTGCCGGCATGCTCACGGATGCCTGCTCGGCGCTCTTCGGAGTCTCCTTATGCCCGAGTACCGGGACGACAGTTTCGAAGTATCCGGTTTCCACCAGATGCTCAGCGGCTGCCTTGTCCTTCACCTCGATGTAAGGATTGCTTCTGGTCGCCTTGAGGTCTCCGTAGCTGTAGCTCAGGCCCTTGACCAGTTTCAGCTTTGCCATGTTGCTCGCCCTCCTTTAGTTCCGTGTGCTGTGTGCTCCTGGTCCTCAGATAGCCTTCAGGCCGGTGAGGATAGCAGTAGCATCAAGCTCCTCGATGACAGGGTCGATATCGAAGTGGATGACGTAGAATCTCTTGTCCTCCATGATGGCTTCCTTGCCCTCGACGGTCTTGCGGATGATCATGTCGTAGGTGTTGACCTCGATCAGGTTCTTCGGATCGGTCAGAAGGATGACGTCGTCCGGCATGGACGGAACTTCGATCTTCGGGATCGCGATCGGGTTCTCGATTCTGGAGTCGGTGATGATGCCGCCGTTGTTGACAGCCTTCTCAAGGATGAACTTCTGCCATTCCTGGGAACGATGCGGGCTCATGAGCCAGCGGAGGTTGCCGTTGTTGTACTTGTTCGGTACAGATCTCAGGGTCTTGTAGAAGAGATCCAGGGACATCTCAGCGGCTGCAGCGTCGACGTTGTGTCCTCCGTCCTTGACCTGCTTCAGCCAGCCGTCGTTGATGTTGATGAAGTCAACATCTCCTGCATCGACACCCTTTGCGGTTGCTGTCTCAGCGGTGACGGAGGTATCGCCGTTCAGGCAAAGATCCTCACTGTCGCATCCGACCTGCTTGGTCATCAGACCGGTGACGATGTTCTCGAAGTTCTCGCCCTCGATGTTCTGTCTCAGGGTTTCCTCGGTGATCTCCCACGGCAGGCGGACTGCGGTGGTGGAGTACTCGACCTTGCCGGTATTGACGGAAGCTCTGTATCCGTCATCGGTTCCCTCGGTCTTCTTTCTCAGAAGCCTGCGGCCGATGCCGATCTTGTCCAGTTCACCGGTCTTTGCTCTTCTGATCTCATGACGGACCAGAGGGCTGAGCGGAGTAGCGTCGAAGGTCATCTGCAGAAACTGCTGTGCCTGCTCCGGGCTCAGGATTCCGCCGCTCGCGAGAGCTGCGGTGTTGATAGTGGTATCAGCTTTACCGACGATAGCGCGGTTAGATACTGTTCCAACCATTTTCATTTACCTCTCTTTCTTCTCGTGCTGTGTGATCAGCTGTCTCAGATGATGCCGTGCAGGAAGCACTGCTCTTCCTGAGACTTAGCTACTTCTTCTCCATCTGCCCCGTTGAGGTTGGTCGGAAGACCTTCCTGTCTGAGGTACGGTGCCATTGCCTTTGCGATGGCGTCCTGGATCTGCTCAGCGACCGGCTTGTCAGCATCAGCCTTCTGAACTTCTCCATCCTCGTCCTTCGCACACTGGCCTTTCTTCTTCTTCGGGTCTTCAGCCATTGCCTTCTGGATGGCCTCGTCGATCATCTTCTGGACATCTGCCTTGGTGATGGTCTCCGGCTCCTGTGCCTGTGTGCCCTGGTCTTCCTTCTGTACCGTCTCCGGTGCCGCTGCGGTCGCCTTCATGGCTTCCTGGACTGCGGACTTGACGACTTCCTGCATCTCTTCCTTAGTCACTTCAATCTCCTCACTTTCTCCGGACGGGACGTCTCCGTCACCGTCTCCATCGTCAAACGACTTGAGGAAGTCTGACAGGGAATCCGTGATGCTCTTCAGCTGGTCCCTGTTCTTCCTGCTCATCGCCTTACCTGCTTTTACGATCGGCGGTTCCTCACCGTCTGCGCTCTTGTAGATGGTCGGCAGCGAATCCTGGTTGGAGAAGAGCTTCGTGGTGATGTTGTTGAAGTCCTGCAGGGCTTCTGCGACCTTCGCCATGTCTTTCTCATTTCCCCAGATCTGCGTGTCCGGATCATACTTGTCAGTCAGAACATCGCTCAGTGCGTACCAGGCTTCCCAGAGGTTTCTGGAAACGAAGCCTGCATTGAAGCGGTCAGCGACTTCACCCTTCTCGACCGTGTCACCGCTCAGCCACTTCTTCAGCTTTGCCAGGACGCTTTCCTTTTCAGCCTTCTCAACTGCCGGGTCATCGTCGCTGTCGTCAGACTCGATGTACTTTCCGGTTCCACCCATGGAAAAGCCGGTGATCTCGCCTTTCTGGACCTTATCGAAGATGTCCGGATCCGTGATCTCAACCGTCGCCATCCATGTGCCCTTCTTGATCTGCTGGTCTCCGATCGTCTCGTCGTTCTTGGTAACCCACGACTCGACCTCTGTAGCACCGTCGAATTTCTCGAAGCTGTGCTGAATGTCGACGTCGCCTCTGTGCTTCGCGTACCAGTAAGCCGCTTTCTGGACTTCCTCAGCGGTCATGTGGTCGCCCTGGGTGTCTTCTGCCATCGGCTCGTATACGACTCCGGTGACATAGTGGCTCTCGGGATCTACTTTCACGATCCGTCCGAAGGTGGTGAAATTTGCCTTCCCATCATCGGCCTTCACGATAGCGAAGCTGTGCTTGTTGGCTGCCTTGTCGACCAGCGAGATGAAGGAGATATGCGCATCAGTGATTTCCCTCGATTTCGCGATTTTTGTGCTCATCCTTACCTCCTTTCTCAGATTCCAACAGTTCATGAGCATTAAAAATGCACGGAGCTCTTGCCCCGTGCACGGTACGCACGTCATTCATGTTTCTTACCTCTTTATCTGTCCTCTCCGAACATCTGGGTCTCCAGCTGTTCCGCTGTTCCGTTCTCTTCCCACTCCTGGTTGACCTGGTCCATGTACTTCTTGCGCATGGCCCTGCGGTCCTCGAGGCTCATTCCCATGGCTTCCTCGCTCCGGATCCGATTCATGATGCAGTGGCAGTTGACCGACTCCGCAGCCGGAAGCGAAATGTCTCTCGGAACCATCGGATGATAGAGAGTTCCATCACGGCCTACCAGGTCGAACGGCTCGTCGACCGGTTTCTGCTGTCCGGAGATGGCTACATGATTCTCGCGAGGACTGTTCTTGTGGCCTCCTGTGTGCATCCACTCCTTTGCCTCGATCGTCGGGCACTGCCGCATGCTCTCGAGCTGGCCGTATGACTCAGCCCGGAGGACTTCCGTCACGGCCACCCTGCGTGACCGGTATCCGGGATCCCTGATCCCGCTCTCAGAGATCTTCAATGATGTATCTGCGACCGAAAGTGCATCTGACTGCGCCTGCAGGAGGATCGCTTCGATCTGGTCATCTGTCTCAAGATGCATCAGCTCCGCCAGCTTGGAAGCCCATGACTCTACAAACTGCGCTGCCGGCTCCGTAAGGAGATCCTCTGCAGTGTGCTCCTCGAGCAGGTCAGGCTCGTAGGCGTCAATGAAGCCTTCGATCGACTCCGACAGCATGTCCATCAGCCTGTCATGGAGCGCATCGTAGATAGCCTGCTTCAGGTCGTCCATGTCCCGTATGTCTTTCCAGCTTCCGTCGATGAACTCCTTAAGACTGTCCGATTCCACCAGAGCTTTCAGGACATCGTCTGTATGCCCGTTCAGCGCCTCTGTGAGGGCATCTTCAATATCGTCGATGGATTTGACCGCCACATCCGCTTTAACGAATCCTTCTCCGTCCAGCGTGTCCTTGAGGTCGTCGTCTGCTTTCATGAGAAGAACATCTATGGAGTCGATGAGAGAATCAATGTTCTTCTCCATTCCCTTCAGGATGATCTTTCTCATGCTCTCACGCTTCCTCCCCGGCCTGTTTCCTGATCTCTACCAGGAGCGACCGTACCTGCTTCATGACTGCGATCACGGCATCGTCAGCGTTCTCCTGCTCTGCCTTCTCGATCTGTCCGTCGAGCTTGTCCTTCACGGAAGGATCGATATCGGGAGTCTTTGCCTTATCTGTCTCTTCCTCGTTCTCGGTCTTCTGGGCCGACTCCTGCGAAGGTGCTCCTGTGAGCATCTGCTGGGTCGCCTGAGCGTTGGAAATAACCACAGGCACATTTCCCCAGTCTCCTTCGTAATCCTCGGATTCCTGCCCGAGAGCGTCGTTTGCGATGGCCTTGGCCATGTTCGGTGTGACGCCTCCGGCTCTCTCGGCTACTGAAAGCAGCTTGAAGATGTCGTCCGGGTTGGTCAGGTCTGGTCCGTCGAACTCGACTTCGCAGTACTGCAGGTTGTAACCGTTGAGCAGCTTGTTGTTGATGATCCACGCCAGGGAAGCTCTCTCCGGCTGGAAGACCTGCTTCTCAGTCACCTCGATCGCTGTCTGTGCGGTCGCCCTGTTGAAGTCCTGCGTGTATCCGACATAGAGGTCAGGAAGGTTGAACGCCGACTGCACCCTCTTGCGGGTGTTCTCGGTGTAGTCCTGGAAGAGCTCATCCTTCTGGAGGATATTGGCCAGCGGCACCAGCTGAACGGTCGCCGGGTTCCCATCGAATCCGGTATCAAGGCTCTCGGTCTCGATCAGCATGAATGCGTGCTGTCCGTTGAGGCCCTGTATGTCATTCATGTAGGTCTGCAGCTGTTTGTACGACTTGTCGGTCAGTGTTCCTCCGGATATCAGGATCGCCATCGGTGTGTGCCGTCCGTTCACGAAGTAGTTGTGGTTGAGGGTCTCAGCCATCCTGACTCCGTCCGCCCCGAGGATCTGTCCGATCCAGCGCACCTTCCCGTATGGCTTCATTCCGATGCGGAAGCACAGGATCTCGTTCGCCCTGAACTGCTTTGGCACGCTTCTGGAATATGTCCCGGTCCGGTAGTCCATCGGCCTCGGGTCGCCAAACTCCTTGTAGTAGACGACCTGTCCGTTGATCTCCTGCTTGAACTTCCGGAACTTCTTCTTTCTCCTGATCTCGTTCCCTTTGTAGAAGTACACGTAGTCGATGTAAGGATCGAGCTCCTTGGTCATCCGGACGGAAGGCGTGTCCTTGATCGTGATGATCTGGGTCACCGCTCCAGCATTGTCCCGGATGATCTCGGCATAGGCGATCCCGAAGGTCTCCTTCTGGTCGATAATGTTCTCGAATACGGTCTTGGTATCTTCTTCGATGGAGAGAAGGTTGACGATGTCCTGAGTGCGGTCCCATTCGTCCTTCGCCTCAGGCGTATCCTTCTGGTCGCCTTCCTTGTACTTCACCTGGATCCCAAATCCGGCTATGTTGTTCTTGTAGGCGCGGATGCACTGCGGAATGATGATCGAGTTGTCGACCATCTGCTCGAGTCCCTGAAGCGGGAGCGGAGGTTCCAGCCAGTCGGAGGCCATGCGAGCGGAGTCCCGGTCGATCTGAGTCGACGCGTCCGCTTTCTGGACCGCCATCCGCTTGTAGGCTGTCACCAGCTCCGGCTCTGTATTCTGTTCGAGTGCATTGCTCTTGATGAGCTGCACGCCGACCTTACTTGTCGGATTGGTTTTCTTTTCCACTGACATTCATTTCTCCTTGGCTTCTCTTGATTGGAAACACCGTAAGCAGCATACAGTCTGCCGTATCCGGTGAGTGAAGGCCCCGCGACTTCATCTGGTCCTTAGACTCGACTTTAACCTTGGCTCCCTGGTATGCGTACTTCCTTACCGAAAGCTCGCCGACCAGGTCATCGTCATTCGGGAGGACCAGCATCGGCTTTCTCTCATTGCCCATGTCATCGAACGGCTGGATCATCTCCCGGAGCATGCCCATCATGTAGGTCGTGGTGTCGTAGTAGAACTTGTGCCGGATCGTAGCGCCGAAGTGCACCGGCACGATGATCATCGTCTCGTACATGACCGGGTCCGCTCTCTTGATGGCTCTCAGCTCATCCACGACTCCGCCTCCGACACCTCCGTCATCGACTTTGACGTATACCTTTCCCTTGAATCCGTAGAGATCTTTCAAGGAAATGTATAGCTTTGCGATGTTTCCGGACGTCCATGTGGTGTCCTGCCCCTTGTACCTCTTATAGAAGCGTGCTGCCTCGTTGATCTTGTACCCGATGACCGTGCTGTCATCTCCGAATCGTGCGATATCTGCGCCGATGTCGATGGAGTACACATCTCCCGGCTTGATCGGCGTTCCCTTCTCGATCCGGTCCATTGCTCGCCTGGTCTCTGCGGACAGCTCCGTATTGATGGACTGCTCGATCCACGGAAGCGGGATGAACACGTCGTCCTCCTGCTTCGGGAATTCGCCGGCCACACGGACCCGGAAGACGTTTGAGTCCTCTCCGTACATCCGGATGATCTTCTCGATGAACGCCTTGGACACTCTCGGGCTATCCCGGCCGTCGATGTGGAAGGTCGAATACTGCGAGCGGTTCTTGGTGTGGCTCTCGTAGAAGAAGCCGCTCAGCTGCGTCGGGTTCCCGCACATCAGGAGCCTTGATCCTTCGGTCGATAGAGCACCGAGGATAGGCTCGAATATGCTGTCCTTGACACCTGAGGCCTCGTCGATGATGTAGAGGACGTTGTCCGCATGGAAGCCCTGAAGGGCATCCGGGTTGGATGCGGTACGTGCGACCGCAAACCACTCTTCCGGGTGGCCGGCCATGTACAGCTTTTCCTTTGTCCAGATCAGGTCATTCTCAAGGTTCCCGCTGCGGATCCACTTGTAGATCTCGGACCAGAGGATATCGTAGAGCTGGTGCTGGGTCGGTGCCGTGCACGGTACCTTAGGGAAAGGCCGTGTGCACATGAACCAGATGACTGTCCATGCCTCGACTGCCGACTTGCCGATACCATGTCCTGACCTGACAGAGGTCATCTGGTTGTCAGCGACGCTCTGGAGGATCTTCGCCTGGTTCTTATCAGGCTGCGCGTTGATGCAGTCTCTTGCGAACTCGACCGGATGCTTTGCGTAGTAGCGGATGGCTCTGTCACTCGCTGTGCTCATCGTCTCCGCCTCCGTCTCCGTCCAGCTGGCTCTCTGTCTGGCTGTCAGGCTTCTCCTGGTCCTCCTGTCCTTCAGGATCCTCATGCTGCGCGTATGCGCCGATGATCCGGTCGGCCAGTGATGACTTGCCCGTCTCGGCCTGCGCCATCTCGCGGTCTCTCTGCTTCTGGTAGTTGAACTGCCTGTTGCGGAACTTGGAGTCCTCCTCCCTCTGCTCCACATCTACCAGTGCCCTGAATGCCTGGACATTCCCTTTATTTACTTCCAGTACCATGTTGAACACCGCAGCCGCTCTCTGCGTCTGCTCGTTCTCAGGTATCCCGAATCTCGTCATGGCCTCTTTGAGCTTCTTCTGATTGTCCGAAACCGGCATGTTCATGAGAAGCTTAATGGTGTCGGCCATGTCTCTTTTCTTTCGTTTTGCGACTCCCGAAGCGACTCCGCCCTTGGCGGCTATCTTCGCCTGTTTCTCGCCTGCTTTAAACCGATATGGCTCACCATTCTTGAGGTTCTCAGGATTCGCCATATCGATCACTCCTTCCTGAAACCGAATATTTTATTTTCCTTCAGACCTGCTCATTCTCCACACTGTCCTCTGCTTCATCTTCGCCATCTCCCTCGTCGTAAAGCTCGTCGACGAATTTGCCTGCGTGCACCGAGTCGCTCGGCCTTATCCCCTTGGTGGCCCAGTCGATCCCGAACTGGTCGATGATCGTCCGGAACTCCTGGACGTCATGAGGCCGCACGAACATCGAGACCTCTCCGGTCTTCTCGTTCTGCTTGGCTCCCACATGCAGGAGCTCGTGGTAGAGGAGGATCCTGTATTCCTTCTCGGTGAAGTGAGCGAATTCGCAGGTGTTCTGGTAGACCGTGATCAGGAAGTCGAACGGTACGAACTCCTGCTTGTAGAACTCCGACACCTTCCGGCAGTCTGCAAATACGGCCATCCCGTTGTGCTTCTTCAGCTTGTTCGAGGTGAGGAAGCCGATCGTAAGGACCCAGCTCAGTGATGAACTGAAGGTCCGCGTGTCCATCTATGATCTCTTTTCCCATCTTCGAGAACTCGTCAGACAGGTAAGCTCTTTCCGGTTCCTTGCTCATGCTTCCTACTCACCTCCTCCTTCACCGATGTTTCCGTCTTTGAATAAATCGTTAATAAATAAGCCATCATGCACATCATCTACCGGTGCGCTGATATCCTGTGCTATCCTCAGGAGCTCTTTTGCGTCTCTCGGTGATATGCGTGATGGCTTCGTCGATCCAAGTGACTCGAGTGCCTTCTTGGTGAGGTATCCGGCCACCTTCCCGTGGTCAATCATTGCCGGTCACAGAGGTGTCCTGGTAGGACAGGTCTGCCTCCGTTGGCTGATACAGTTCCAGGCACGGGATCTCTTTTCCGTCCCGGATGCACACGACGTCATCCGTCGCCTGTCTCAGAGCGATGTACCTCCGGACGATGGCGGATGCGTATTTCGGGTCAAGCTCCATCGTGTAGCAGATCCGGTCAAGCTGCTCGGCTGCGATCAGAGTGCTTCCTGATCCCCCGAAGAGGTCGATCACGATCCCGTTCTCCTGACTGCTCATCCGCATCGGGTAGGCGATCAGATCCAGCGGTTTCATGGTCGGATGCAGCTTGCTCTGTCTCGGCTTGTCGAACTCCCAGACCGTTGTCTGTGTCCGGTCTCCGTAGAACTTGTGCTTGCCTGTGTCCTTGAAACAGTAGAGCACCGGCTCATGCCTCATCTGGTAGTCCATCCGGCCTAGTACCAGACTGTTTTTGACCCAGATGCAGGTCGTTGAGTAGTGGAATCCTGCATTCACTGCCGCATTGTAGAAGTTCACCTTCTCCGCATCGGAGTGAAATATATAACAGGCTCCTCCGTCTGCAAGTGCGTTGTACATGTTCTTGCAGGCATCGAGCAGGAAGGCGTAGAACTTCTGGCTGTCATCCCAGGAGTCGTTGACGATCGTCATTCCGGTCCCGCCCTTGTAGGAGCAGTTATACGGCGGATCGGTAATGCACAGGTTCGCTCTCTTACCGTCCATCAGCTTGCTGACGTCATCCTCCTTCGTGGAGTCTCCGCAGAGCAGCCTGTGTCTCCCGAGCCGCCATATATCTCCTGGTTTCACAAAGGCTTCAGCCTCAAGGGCTGAGTCAATGTCGAACTCATCATCGCTGACCTGTTTCTGCTCGTCGTCCGGAAGGGAGTTCAGGAGCTTCGTCAGCTCCTCGTCGCTGTATCCGGACAGCTCCAGCGGGATGCTGTCATCCGCGCTGAGATCCTTGAGCACATCGGCCAGTGTCTTGTCATCCATCTCGGCCAGTTCCGCTATCCGGTTGTCAGCTACCATGTCGGCCCATTCCTCTGCCTCGGTAGCGTACTCCTGATAGTCGACCGGTACCTTACTGCAGCCGATCAGTTTTGCTGCCTGGTATCTTCCGTGGCCTTTCACGATGAATCCTGATCTTTTACTCACAGTAATTGGCTGACGCCACCCGTTGCCCTTGATGATCTCACCGAGGAGCTTCAGCTGGCTCTCCGGATGTGTGTTCGGGTTCCGTGGATTTTCCACCAGGCTCTCAACCGGCACCAGTGCATCATACCCGCAGTAGACGGCGAATCCCTCGGGAGTCACCGCTCTTGGCGATGCAGCCGACTGGAACCCGCCGTCCCCGCTCAACTGTGAACTGCCTTCCTGCTGTTCTGGCATATCAATACCGTCCCCTCTCTCTTTCCACCAGGCTCTCAACCGGCACCAGTGCATCATACCCGCTCACTGCAATGGCGGGATCAGTGATGTACCTCACTTTCGTTCTGTACCGGCCGTAGAGATCACTCGTAACCGAGAGGAGTACTCACACACGGCATCGTCTTTATCCGCAGCATATGGAGATCCCGATGGAGGCTCGATACTCCCCGGAATCCCATACGCCACACACATCAACCAATCTGGAGGGCATGAAAAAACCGGAAGACGTAATGCTCTCCGTCTCCCGGTTTCCCACGATGCCATCATAGCACAGATTGTTTGGACAAATGTGGGATATTTCCGGACATTTGTGGGATATTTTGTGCCATCTTTTCATTTCTGACCCTTATTTCCGCTTTCTTCCTGACCAGTTCTTTGATCGCTCCGGAGCCGTGAAAGTAACCACCCTCCGGAAGCTTCTCCGGTACCTCCGCTCGAATTCCCCGAGTGCGATCCCGATCAGCTTCCTGACGTAGTCCTCCGCATAGCTCATCTCGGAGGCAATGTCGGAGTTGTCTTTGAGTTCGACATATTTCGAATAAAGGACCTGGACATGACGGATATCCGGGAGGCCCTGGATCTGGTAGATGATCCGGTGCCGGAATTCTATGTTCCGCTCGATGTCCTTCTGTATCTCCGACTCCAGCTCGATGCATCGGATCACCATGTCCGGCATGTGGTCGACGGGAGAAGTCTGCACCCGGTCTGTGTCGTAGCGCATGCCCTTCACTCCGTATGCCTCATTCTGTATCCGCTCCAGTTCTTTTCTTTTCTGATCTATCCTTACATTCAGGACTTCCACCTGTCCCAGATACTCACTCGCCGTCACTTCATGCTCCTTTTCTTCCCAGTTTCTTAAATATCTCTGTAGTGTCCGATGAGATTCATGAAATCATCTAATCTGATGGTCACGAGCCATTCTCCGCGGTTCTTCCGATGCATTACTATCGGCCTCTCTCCCTCCCTGGCATCCCTGACCGACTGCTTTACTGCCTCCTCTAGGTTGAGGTGCTCATTTCTCTTGATTTCCAGATGATAGCCAGGAACACCCACAACATCTGCGTCTCCGTTGATCCCGGCATACTGCTGACCGCGCCGCGCATCGAATCCGTATTCCTGGAGGACGTGTGCGGCTTCGAGTTCTCCACGCTTCCCTTTCTGTCTGGAATTCATCTGTCCGTCCTCCTGCCTCGCTCTGCGGCTCTGTACTTCCTGACGATCGCCCGGAGCTTATCCACCTCGTTCTCCAGCTCCTTGAGCCGGTCAGCAGAAAGGACCACCCCGACAATGAATCCAATGATCAATCCGAAAACCAGTGATCCGAACACCATCATGAACATCTCTATTAACCTCTCAATGATTATTCTCATCCCTTGTCAGAGCCTCTTATTTGCCCTTTTCAGCCGCCGAGAAAAACGCGCTCCCCGCAATCTTGTTCATGAACAGGTCCGCTCGGATATACTTGCTTTCCTTCATTCTGCCCATGGCCTCTCTTTCCTCTTATCGCTTGTATCTGACCGTTTTCCCATCCTGCATCTCGATGTCTATCCAGTCAGGGTACTGAGATACTTCATAACGTGTAAGGGTCGGGTCCTTCCCGCTCTTGTACGGATGAAATTTCATTGACTTTGTAAGTCTCTTGGGTTTGATGTGCGCCGCTTCACAGTTTTCGGCTTCTTTCTTGTTGGTATACCTTGTCCCGCAAATCTCGCAAACATAAAGCGTTGTCTCTTTCATTCGTCTATCCTCTCAATCTTCGGTATGTATCATCATCCCTATGGCTTTTTCTGCTAACTGCATTACGATTCCTCCTTCTCAAAATCTCGGTATCGACCACTGACTTCATTCTCTGCGTAGTAGAGGTTGTAGTCACTCTGCTCGATGTACCACCACAGCTTCTTGTGGCCCATGCGAAGATAGTCCTCAAGGTAGTGCTGTTCAGTGTATTTATCATCAACCAACTGCCGGAAGCTTAATTCGTCAATTTCAGAGCTATTTTTCACGAACAGGGCAATGTCCATAATGTCAGCAATGGTGTAGTCCGCAGTTACTACAAATACTGCCCGAGTAATTTCGTCACCAATCCGGCGAATGTGCGAAAGCTGGTCGATACTATTTGCATGATATACAACCCGAAAGCAGTCATAGAACGGAAAAGAAGTCTCGTCAGTCATGTAACTGGTATGCATTTCCACAGGGACAGAACATATGATGCCATTGATGTGGCACTTACGAACAATACCGAACAACTTTCGATACCAGTCAACATGTTTCTCATACTCATAGAGTGGGTCTCCACCTCCGGAGATAGAAATAATGTTGCACCTAGTCTCTTTCAAGGCTTTCTCGAGACTGTCCAACCCGGCGAGTGTTGTTCTTGGAATATGAAGATTATTCTTCTTCACGATACAGTAGGGGCATTTGTAATGACACCCAAAGTTCGTAATAATACTTATGTAATTCATTACAGCGCCTCCTTTAGTGTGACCTTGACCTTTTGCGATTCCAGAATTTTATCCTTCATCTTCCGCCCCTTTCCACTTGTTAGCTGGATCTCCGCAGGCTCCCTCTGATGTGCAAGTATCATTCTTTATGTCGTAATCAGCACAACCTATTCACGGATTTCCCAGATAGCAATACTTGCAACGATACTTGCAATCCAAATCTTCATATCCGTAACATAATTCACATGTATCCATCGTCAATCTCCTCGTCCATCTTTGCTCCGCAATTCGGGCAGAATTTAAACCATGGTACAATGGCATATGGATTTTTCCACCCGCATGCTGTGCATTGCGAAAAATCGTGATACCCATAATCAAAACCGTCATCTTTCCAGTGCGCGTGCACTACCGGCATTGCATCCTCTTCCGGCATCCTCTCACTACACTGGATCCACTGCGGAAGTTGCCCAACGATGCACTCCGTACAATCAAGCTGTCCGATTTTGGCGCAGAGGTGTTTGCACATCTCTGAACGAATTTCGTTAATCGTCATCGTCTTTCCTTTCTCCATCTGCGCAGAACCAGTCTCCATAGAACTTTCTTCCGATTCCCTTCCGGCAGAACTCAAGTCCGAACTCGTCCCAGCCATGAGACTGGCAGTCGCGGCAATGTACGACCTTCCCCGCTTCCACTGCCGGCTCGTTGAGGACTACCTCAATGGCATCCGAAGTCTTTATGGTGTCTGCTCCGTCTACCTTCCTGGCAATGTCGGCTCCAGCTTTGACCGCATTGATCAGCTTGTCAGAGATCATTTTCTGTCTCCCTTCTCCGGATCCGCTTCACCGTAAGCGCAGAAGAAGTCATCCGTGACGTCATGGAGGAACAATCTCTTGCAGTTGATTGATCCATCCGCGTTTCTGTAGCTGCTCTTGCAGTTTCCGCAGCACGCTTCATGCTCGCATGTGATATTGATCTGCGCCGGCCCGGCTGTCGGTGCCTGGTCGATCGTCTGCAGTACGAACTCGATCTCGTAAAGCGACCGGATGTTCTTCTTCATCTGTTCCTTTAGCCGCTCCGCACTGATTAACCTATCCATTCCAATCACCTCCCCATGATGTGGAAAAGCTGGTGGTCGTCTCCCTGATCGGTCATTTCGAAATGCACTCCGGTCAGCTTTGCGACTTGGTCCGCATAATCCTTCAGATGGATGTGGCCGTCGAAGAAGCTCTGGTACTCCTCGGTGAGTGCATCGGCGTACTGCTTCATCCGCTTGTCGCCGAATCCGTACTTCTTTTTCATGACCATCAGCGGGATGGTGAACGTCAGGACGAGAGCTCTTTCCGTGCTCTCGTCTTTGATCTCATTCATCACCCGGTCATATTCCTTCTGGATCGGGCTGACGTTATAGACCGGAGCAGGCTTTCCCATCGCCCTGGCCTGTCTCCGTCTCTCTGCTCCGTTTGCCATCTTCCCAGCCTGCCTTTCTCCCTTTCAATACATCAGATCTGATCTTCCGCAGCATCCGGCTCCCTCCGGCCGCTGTCCCCTTCGGGATGAGACAGATCGTTCGTTTCACCCGGTTTCCCATCTGGCTTCATCTCCTCCATGCGGTCGATCCATCTTCTCCTGAATCTCGCCTGCTTTCTCTCGATCTGGTCCTTGTCGACCATGATCCCAAGTTCCTCAGCGCACTGGACGACATCGGTGTATTCTTCCCGAAGATTAGCAAGTGCAGTCTCCATTGTGACCGGAGTTGGATTTTCTCCACGAAGGATTCTTGCCATCTTGAGCGCTGCCTTCGCCAGCTCCGTGGCTTCCTCGGCCAGCTGCTCATGCATCGCCGGCAGTCCGATTTTCTCAAGCATCAAGCCCATATGCATCTCCTTCGCTCTGATCAGCATCAAGGAATACTCCGGTATCTACATCCTGAGGATCCTCGACATCCTCAACCTCGCTCATGACGCGTTCTGCATAGCTATCAGCCTTCTTCTTCCTTCCAGGCTTTCTGCCTCTCCTCTTAACCGGCTGCGCTTCATTCTTTTCCGGCTCTTCCTTGGGTGCTGCAGCCTCAGGTGCTTCTGCTTTCTTCTCCTCATTCTTCGGCTCGTCGTTCACGATGTTCCCGTCCTCATCGATCTCGAGCAGATCCGGGCACTGGTTGACGATCCTGACCGCCCATTTGACCAGGGCTGCCGCCAGCTCAGGATCCTTGTCCTTCTGTGCAGCTTCCCACTCTCTGAACTTCTTCTCGACTATGTGGTTGTTGAGTATCTTCAGTGACATATTTCTTAGCCCTCCTCATTGACTACCTTCGCCGGGCACTCTCCTGGCGATTTTCTTACCTTGCATCTGTACCGGAATCCTCCGGCCGGAAGATTCTCTACACAGGCGAATGGGCACCACTCGCACTCGAACTCCTTCCAGAGCTCGTCCGGTACTTCCACCTCAACCTTGATCTTCATCGTCCGGGTCCTCCAAAATCACGTCCATGATGGCTGCCGCTCGCTTGTCCGATATCTGCGGGATCTCTTTCAGCTTCTGCTCCAGAACCTCAGGATCCCATATGGCGACGTCCTTCATGGCTTCTGCTCTTCCATCCATGTTGGCCTGCCTGTATATCGCGAGCACCCATCTGTTGAGATCGTTCAGATTCATCTTCCGGATGCGCTTCAGGTCCGCGAATGTAAGCGGCTTCACCATGGCTCATCACCTTCTTCTTTCTGGTGTCAGACGACCGTCTGGGAGTGCACATACATCTGGTGGAGTGCTTCCGTCTTGCTGGATGTGGTCAGGTCGTTTCCATCCAGCATGTATACATGCTGGTCTGTCCACTCGCGCTTTGTCGGAATCTTGCCCCGGCTGATCGATGGCTTTGAGAAATCCAGGATCGTTATAAGTGCCTGAGTCCGGTAGAACTTCAGGTCCTCAAATTTAAGGAGAAATGTCCGAAAGATCTCTCCTTCATATGTGAGCTTCCAGTTTCCGTCATCGTCGTAAAATGCTCTGCACTCCTTCTGGGTCATCCTTTTTCACCGCTCCTTTCTCAGTCTCTCCTTGAGATCCTTGTGATAAGAATCCATCGTGGTGTCCTTCTTCCTGGCTTCGCTGATCTTATGCTTCAGTTCCAGGTGTTCCTTGACCGCTTCCTGGTACCTCTCGCACCTGTCATGGCATCCGATCTCTCGATCTGTACACCCCTTGCAGCAACTTCCTACTTTCTTCTGGTATCCGTAATAGCAGCACATCTCTTACGCCATCTCTCCGTGGATTATGAATGCTTCATCACCATTCTCGTTTGCCAATTTCGCAAGATCGAGCATCTGCTTGGCATCCGCTGCCTTGTACTCTTCGGTCTTGAAGGCCTTGTCTGTAAGTGCATATCCATTCTTCGGAGGTCCTGACTCCCATTCGAGCTCGGTGATCTCGCCGTAGGAGTAAACCGCAGGGCAACCGACGCTTGCTTTCTCCACCAGCCCAGCTCTTACGAGGAGGTTTAACGATTTTCTCGCTCTGTATCTTGATATGTTCATCCATTTAGCAATCTCGCTGGAGCTCACTACGCACCTTTCAAGTCCATGCGGATTAATGGATTCTTCGAGATCGCATTCAATGATTGCTTCGAACACATCGTGATCTGTCTTCGTCGGTAAGCTTTCCATCAGTCCCACCTTTCAGGGTGATTGAGCATCTCCCAGTTTCCGTCCTTCGGTCTCCAGAGATGCAGCACGTTCTCGAGTCCGTTGACGGAATGAACATATTCGCTCTCGGCCGGGTGAAGCTGTACCACCATCTCTTCCGGGTAGAAGAACATGTCCTTTACCAGGCACATGACATCCCAGCTCGGTGTCTTATCTTCGAATGGATTTATGCTGACATGTTCCATCAGGCCGGGTTCGTCATACCCAAAGATCACGGTTCCGAAAAACTCCTTGCACTTGATCACGCCATCATATGCATGGTATCCATAGGCAGCGATAGCCTTATCCGGGCCCATTATTTTGAGACGGGCATCCTTTTTCAGTTCTCTTAATGGCTTCAATTTTTCTCCTTCCTTTCCTCACTCCGATTTATAAGGCGCCGGCAATGGCATCCAAGCATTAACGTCGTCCCATGAATAGTCCTCTAAAAACAATCCATCGTTGTCCTCTCCCGAAGTTGTCATATCAACGTCTGCTCCATTGCCATCGTCGTCGGTAAGACTGATCAATACACGTTGGTATGGCTTCGGGATTTCACAGTCCCATATATTGTCAGCAAATCCGTCTTCTTTCTCTTCCGGAGTCGCTTTCCTGTCTTTAAGTGGAATCCATCGGGGATCGTTTGTAAGTAATGTCGATAATGCTTTTATCAGGTTCCGTATCGCATCGTCATCCTTGAAGCAGATGCATGTCTCAACCTTGTCGTTCTCACGCGTTATAGCCAGCGCCTTATTGCCGGTAAGCTTCGATCTGCCGGTCACAGCGTACTTGTTGAAACCCTTGCCAACTATGACATATCGTAAGTCTGATTTCATTTCTCACCTCCGTACGGCTCCAAGTCACACCACGCATGAACGGTCATACAGCCCGATTCAATCTCATCAAGCCCATCGATGAACCACCCTTCACCGGGATAATACGCACCGATCCCAAGAGCGTTTTCGAAGCTGCAGCTGCCGGCCTCGCCCGAGTAAGTGATGACAACATACTGATATGTCGGCGGAAGCTTCTTCTTCGGCTCGTACCAGGTCGCAATCACCTGGCGTTCTCTCGCAGCTTTACCCATTTTTCACAACCTCCTGGATATGAAGACGGTAATATTCTTTATCTGGTTCCGCGCCCCATTCTGGCTTCCCGGGTCCTGTGTCAATCGTGCATGTCGCGACAAATTTGGGACTGCTTTTGGAATATCCGTTTCTGAACATGATCTCTCGTTTTGCCTCTCCTCCAACCAAGGATCCTTGCCATAGGCGTTTGAATCTTGACGTGTAATAAGGTTTTATCTCCCTGTACTCTTCTTTCTTTTCTCCTGAAAGAATCGCATCGAACCATTTTTTCTTAATCGTGAGAGTCAGCATCCTTCTCCTCCATCAGCAGATCAGCAGGATCGATGTCGTATCCCCACATGAAATTCTTTAGCCAGTCCTTCAGCCAGTCCCCGCCGAACATGTCAGTCTTCTCGAGCATGTCTTCGCGTACCAGCGCAAGATGGAGTCCCAGCGGATGGCACTGTCTTTCGTTCAGAAGATCTATCGCCTGTCTGATCGTCATCGTATCCCTCGATTCTTCCATCATTTCTTTCGCTGTCATCGCTGATCCACCACCTTCATGATGTTCTTGGAAAGTTTGTCGTTCACGCTATTGGCCTGGTCCATGAAGCGCTCGTATCTCTTGTAGGCTGCATTCGCCTCGTCGAAGATCCGGAGCTTCTTTACGATGTCTTTCTCGTCGTTTACCTTCTTCACCAGGCTGACGTACTCATTCAGATTCTTCATGGCTGCATCCTGAGCAGTCTGGCCAGCCTCAAGAAGTGTCCCGTTCCTCTTGTTCTCGACCCATGCGAGGAAGGCGTCCTTGTTCGCCGGGATGCGAAATGCGCCTCCGCATCCTTCCGGCACGAAGAAGTACTGAATCAGTTCATCCTTCGTCACGTCCTCCATTGTCACATTCGTTATCTTGTGTCTGTTCCCCATCATTCACTCCTGTTCTCCGGTTCCATAAGCCGGCCATCATGTCGTAGGCTTCCCCTCTTGGCTTATGGCCGTTTGTAAATCTCTCAATCGTTGCGCCGCATCTCATGCAGGTCACCGTGCATCTGAATATCCTCATTCCCTTATGAAGAAAATACGGCTTCGAGTAATCGTCCAGGTAATATGCATCTCCCCCGCAGAATGGGCACGGCTTCAGGTCTTCCAGCTTGAAAGGCTTATGCTTCTTCAGACTCATAGGATCACCTCACCGTTCGAATACCCATCAATGCCGAACTGCTTCCCTTTGTCAAAGGTCTTGAATCTGAGCCCGGTCGTCTCATCCACCTCGTCGCAGTAGCGCTCGACATCCATGCCGCTCTCGTAGAATCGCTGGAATTCATCTGTGAGCGCTTTCGCCAGATCCGGGAGGCGCTTTTTCGAGCGCCAGCCGTATTTGTCGTGCATGACCTTGACCGTGATCGTCAGAAACATCGTGATCGCATCCTCTGTCGCGTTCTCTCTGACTTCCTTCATGACCCGGTCATATTCGCGCTGCACCTGGATCTTCATCGGATTCGGATTGTAAATGGGAGCCGGTCTTGATGCGGCCTTTTCCTGCCGGCGCAGCTCCGCTCTTCGGTTGCTGCCCATCTCATGCTCCTTTCACAGATTCCAGATTTTGCACCCGTCTCCGAATGTCACGATATCTTCGGCAGCTCTGTATGCATCTTCAATGGTTGCGTATCGTCCGACCATTTCTCTCCCAAGTCCCGGGAATATAAAAATCAGCCAGCCGGTTTTGTTTCCCTTTGATGATTCCTCTACATCAATCATTTCGCACAAGTCCATGTTGTAGAGGCATCCTCCGAAAGCCTCCTGTGCTTTTACCCACATTTCATATCATCCCCATTTCTCCGGATTGTTCAGGACCTTCCAGTCTCCCTTCATCGGTCTCCACAGATGCAGGCAGTGCTTTGTTCCGTCAAATCCATGGAAGTAGCTGCTTTCCTTCGGGTGGTACTGGATGGCGTCTTCGTCTGAGTGAAAGAACATGTCCTTTATCAGGCACATGGTTTCCCAGGTCGGTGTCTCGTCATTTAAGGGATTCACACTTACGTGCTCCATTAGACCTCCCTCGTCGTACCCGAATTCCACGGTACCGGAGAACTGTTTGCACTGAATGACGCCTTCGTACGTGTGATATCCGAAATGAAGCATTATCTGATTCTGTCCGGTGATCTTCAGCCGAGGATCCCTTTTAAGCTCTCTCAGTGGCTTCACGGTATTTCTGCACCCTTTCTCGCAAATTCTCGAACTGCTCATGCTTTGTCGGTCTGTAGATCTCTCCGTTACCCGGGATGATAGGATCAGGGATCCCGATCGGAGCGATGATGCAAAGCAGCCAGTCAAATTCGGAAATCTTCTGCTCCATGATCCGATTGACTTCTTCATCGCTCATATCATCCGTAATTCCGCAATCGTCGTAGTCGAATCCGCAGTTCTCGAATGTTTCATTTAGGTCGGTATCATCATCCCAGCAAACCAGGCGCTCTGAATAGTTGTTGCCGCAGAGCTTTGATAGATGCGGTTCTCCGGTAAATGACGCATCCCACCAGGCGCAGCAATCATCCTGGACAACTTCCGAGTCGACCATTGCCATAACCGGAAGGTTTGGGTGCTCGCGCATAAGGTCAATCAGCTTCATGACGTACCTGTTCTGCTTCTCGAGCTTTTTATCGTCCATCTGTACCAGCATGTGTATGAAATCCCCCTTTCACTGTTCTGGTCACATCTGCTTCAAGATGTCGCGGAGCATTGAAATTCCGCTGTCCATTGAAACGTTGACCTCATGCGAGTTGCCGCCTGTGAAGCGCAGAACTGCTCTCTTTGACAAAGGACTATAGACCTTGTACTCAATGCTGATCAGATTGTTCCCAGCCATCGTCAGCTGCAGAGTCTTGCAGAGAGCGTTGCAGATTGCCTGCTTGTCTTCGTCGATCATCATGCCATCCGCTCCTTTCGGACATGTCCCTTGTCCCAGGTGTGTCCTCTCATGATCTTCATCTCATCCTGCGACATCCAGTCGATCTGCCACACGAAATCTCCGTTGAAGATCTTCTTGATGTTGATCGTCCCGATCCGCTCCGGGTAAAGCGTCCGGAAGCTGTACTTCGGCATGCACACCTCGTCGACTTCCATCATCCTGATCACCGATCCGTATCCGAGGTCTGACTTCGGGTCTCTGTACCGTCCCTTCGTCATCCGGATCCCATGGAGGTCACCGCAGGGTGAGAACTCGGCCACCCGCTGGAAGCTCACGACTCCGCTGAGGTAATGCAGCCTTGTCTCCGGCTTCGGGTCTGCCGGGAAGAAGCAGATCCCCTTGCTGGAGGATGCATATCCTTCCCGGCGCCACTCTGTGTTTCCTGAGATGGTCTCTCCGTCAAGGAACCTGTAAAGTTCCATTGTGCTCATAAACCGAATCAGGTTCATTTCTCATATCCCTTTTCACGTCTCATGTCGTAGGCTTTGTACCAACTTGGCTTTGCGCTTTCATCTCTTCCGTAGATCGCGTCCTCCAGCTCCCCGAGTCTCCTCACGGCCATCGAGTAGTCGAAGAATGCTTCATAGGTTCCAAACTCTCCAGCAACCGGTTTGTGCCCGGCGATCGTATACTCGAATGATCCCGGCAGGCTCTTCTCTGTCATCCGGCTCTGAGTGAAACCGCCTTTACCGTCCGCCCTTGGAATGACCGTGATGGTCTTCTGGATTATCTCTGTGTCATCTTTCTTCGACATTTTCGTTCTCCTTATACGGTTCCGGTAAAGGCATCCACGCTTTTACCTCAGCAACCGGATATTGCAGATCCCCACTTATGTAGCAGAAGAATGCTTCTGCATCTCCGTCGTAATATCCCACATCAGCGCTTCTTCTAATCCCTGACAGGAGTACGTCTTCGTTTTCGGCCGGCATTTCCTTTTCGCAAGGTATCCAGTTTCCTGTCCATCCTTCTGTCTTATCGGATTTCCCGACAAGGTAGTCTGTTGTCACTCCGAGGGTCTTCGCGATGTTCGCTAGGATAGGGCCTTTAGGCACCCTGTCTCCTTTCACAAATCTGCTCATCGAAACTTCCGTGGTCATGGCCTTTTCTGCAAGCTCACGCTGCGTCATTCCCTTTTCACGCAACAGCTCATTGATTCTCTTTCCTGTGATGTTCTCATTCATGCTCTGGTCCTCCTGTGTGCTTCCCATGAAGCGGTGTACCCGATCTTCATCAGGGTGTTTGTAAGAAGGCCTAATACTCTCGGGCTTAAGTCGTCCTCAAATACCAGGACTCCGTCGACTACCTTGCACGGGAATCCTAGGTCTGACATCTTCCGCTGCGCTTCATCCTTTGGGATGGATGTCAGTGCTGCCTTTTCCTTCTTCTTTCCTGCCATATCTCTTTCCACCTCTTCTGACGATCTCGATGGCACTGATGTAGGCGCGATACATGGCGATGTTGGAAATCCGGTCGGCATCATCCAGAGCGTCCTTCGATCTCTGAAGAGTCAGGTCCCGCATCCGGAAGAGCTCGTCAAGCACCCTTGCCAGGTTGAAGGTATCGCCGGTAACCATGTTCCTAAGCTCCAGAATGTGGTCCGTCTGATCGCTCCTCTTCTCGTTGAGCTTTCCTTCCAGGTAAGCCAGCGGCGCTATGAGGAGCGTCATGATTACCATCTCCGTATTCCCGTCCAGGATCCCGAGCAGGCCTCCGGATACCGCGATCGTGATGATCAGTGTCATAGTCAGATCCATGAATCATGTCCTCGCTTTTCTCTTCTTCACCGGCAGCTCTTTCCGGATTCCTGCCTTGATGTGTTCGTAGTCGAGTCCATGCTCTCCGCAGAACTTCTCCAGGCAGTCCCAGCACATGTATCCGATGCTCTGGGTCCCATTCCCTCTGGTGGAAAGTCTCCCGCTGATCCCGACCATGCTCGACTTGTCGGTCACCTTCCCGCACATCATGCAGCTTGCTTCGAGCTTCTTCCTGGTCTTGATCGACCGCTTGCGGACCAACAGTTCCGGTGGGTATTCCCGCAGCATGTTCTTTTCCCCGATGAATGGGATCAGGCTGTCCTTCATGAACACCGGAATTTCCTTCGACCTTGCGAAGGCCACCGCCTGTTTGACCCATTCTCTTTCCGGGTAGACCTTTTTGCAGTTCTGTCCGGTCTGAGCTCCCATGATCATCCAGTCGAAACGTTTCTGGTTATCTCCCATCTCCGTGAAGTCCAGCGGCCCCAGCATCGGCTCATAGCTGATGAATGTGTGGTATTGTTCCTCTGGAGGAAGGAAGCCGATCCGGTTCTTGTCTGACTCTGATGTAACCGAGGTTCCGTACCAGAAGTTCCCTTTCTCTGGCAGCATTTCCTTTCCGATCAGCTCCTGGTACCGCTTCGGATTCTTCGTCAGGAACAGGTAGTAATTCAGCTCGAACATTCCGCAGAGGTCGAAGATCTTCTGGATCCAGTCGTCCGGTACCCAGTTTCCGAAGGTGTCGCTCATGGCTCCTACGAATACCCGCTTGCTCCGGCCCCGCATGATCCTCTTTTCGGTTGTCTCGTCGGTCATCTTGTAGAGATGCAGTGTCGGCTCGAACCCAAATGGGTAGATGATCTGCCGGCCGTCCTCGTTGAAGAACGGCTCTTTCAGGATGTAGAGTCCGTCTTCCGTGACCGTATATTTCTCTGTCTGTGACAGGTTCCATCGAGTATCCCCCGAGAACCGTCTCGTTAGTGCTTTCGCGTAGCAGTACGGGCATCCATGCCGGCACCCCGATATGATGTCCAGCGTGGCGTCGCACCACTCGATCTTTGAATAAACTCCCATATTCGCTCCTTACTGCCTGCGCTGACCCTCCCGAATGAGCTGCGCATTTTCTTCCCAGCATGCGTGGCACTTTGCCTTCGAGATGATCCCGCTCCTGTCATCCGCCTTCGGACACATCGGCGATGTGAATGCCACCTTGTGTCCCCAGCACTCCAGGTAAGGGCAGGCTCGTGGATCTTTCGGGCTCATCTCTGAGCGGTCCGTCTTCCCGGATCCTCGCTGCCGATGACCTCGATGCAGTGTTTCTTTTGGACCAGATACTTCGGAGCCGCATATCGGAGGTGCAAGCTCTTTTGAAGCTCCTCGTACCTGGCTGGTAGTGATGTGTGATGTATCGATTTGTCCTAAAACGTAAATCATAAAACTATCCTTCCGATCAGTTTCATTCCGGTGGTGGCCTTATGCCGTTCATAGTCCTCACCCGCTCCCAGCTTCTTCGGTTTCCTTCGTGCGGTCCTGAGCTCTTATCCGCCTTGATATAGCGTTCCAGTCGACCTGCTCGTGGCTGTAGTCGTTGAACTGTCCTGGCTTTCTCCTCGGCTTCGGAGTCTTCTGGTCGTAGTTCCCCTCCATGACCTTCGCGGCATTCGTCTCGGTCATGATCCAGTCAAAGCTCGCAGTCCATCCGGTGTCGTTCTCACCCCGAAGGAATGGAGAGGCCTGCGTCCTCACGAACAGCTCCTTCAGCTCGTCCGGGCTTCTGGTCCGCAGCATTCGACCTGATCGCCTTCTTCCTGGACTCCTGAGAAGGTGTCGACCTTTGGCAGTGAAGGTGCAGATCTGGTTGAAAGAGTCAATGACCGCCTTGTAGTCGATCTGGTCTGTCCTTTGGATGTGTGGCACGCGCTCCCTGTGTTTGTTCTTTATCAGGTTCAGGATCAGGATCAGGATCAGGATCGACCCCCATCTGGTTTTTTTGGTTTTCGTCAGAAACCATTTGGTTTTCTGAAAAACCATTTGGTTTTTCTTCTTCGGTCTTGGATGGCCTGCCGCCCTTCGCTCCATTGGCTCTCAGGCGCTCGCACTTCTTCTCGTAGTTCTCAGTGTCGCGGTCCATCCTCTGCCGCATGATGCTGAAGCACATCTTCGTGAGAGGATCCAGCTCGTTCTGCACTTCACCGGTCTGTGCATAGTCGCATAGTGCATCAAGGAGTTCTCCCTTCTGCTCTGTGCTTAGCATGTCGATCTGTTCCCGGTATTCAAGATGAAAAACGAAGTCCTCTTTCTTCATGTTTCTGTCCTCAGCAGACGTAAACCTCGACGCCTGTCAGCTTTTGTATCTCTTGTTTCATTACCTCCTCGTTTGAGTTATCGGAGCTCAGGTGGAGGAGGTATATCTGCTTGAGCCTGCTCAGGTCATTGGCCTGCAGCATTTCTTCCAGAGTCTCCAGGCTCATGTGGCTCTTCGCCAGACGCTGTATCCGGAAAACCGGTGTGATTCCCTCATCGACGTTCTTCAGGAGCTGATCCATGTTGTAGTTGCACTCGGCCATGATGTAGACGAGTCCCGGAAAGCGGTATTTGATGTAGTAGGTGTCGGTGAAGAAGAGGAGCTTCTCACCGGTGATCTCGCTCTTGATCAGGAACCCGAGCGGCTCTTTGGCATCATGCTCGACGTCGAATGGAAGGATCGTGAAGCTCCCGATCTGGAATGCCTGCATCGCCTTCACAGGGTGCACCAGCGGGCCGTGGAGCGCGTATCGGAACTGCCTGGTTCCTTCGATGGTTCCCTGCGAGGTGTAGACCTCGATTCCGTACCGTGTCAGGTCCTGTGCGTGTGATGCATGATCGCCATGCTCGTGGGAGACCAGGCAGCCGGAAATCTCCCACATCCTGAATCCGCATGCCTGCATGATCCTGGTGACCGGGATCCCGGCCTCGATCAGGATCTTGGTCTTGCCATCGCTGATCCGGTAGCAGTTTCCTGTGCTGCCGGATGCGATGGGCTCGATCTCCATCAGAAGTCAGGCTGAGGAATTGCCTCTGCCTGCTCCTGCTTGCTTGGCTGAGTTGCCGGCTTAGTTCTCTGGGGAGCCTGCGCGGCCGGTTCTGCGGCCTTCTGCGGTGCTTCAGAGGCCATGTCGATTTCCTGTGTGTTGGCGCTCTCGCTGATCTCTTCCTGCGCCGATGCGATCGCTCCTTCCGGAGTGTTGTCGACGTACCTAGGATTCATGTCCCGGTCGATGGCACCCTGGTCGGCTGTGTAGGCCTTCTCCATGTCGATCGACATGATTCCCCACTTGCTGATCAGCTGCCTGAGCATGGTCTTCATGGCCATTCCGTCGAAGTCCTTGTACCAGAAGCTTGAGTACAGCCACTCGTCTCTCTTGTTGTAATTTCCTGCCTCGTAGTCTGCGTAGCTGACCTTCGGGTATCTTCCGGATGTGGCATTCTTTGAGAACGCCTGACTGTAGCGGTCTGCGTGGCTAATCATCTTTTCTTTCGACCAGTAGAGCGCCTTACGAAATCCGTTCAGATACTCGAAGCTCGCGTAGTATCCGATCGTCGGTGCCTTCTCCCTGGATTCCTCATCGTCGATCAGCTTTATGTCGATCTCCTCGTTGAGCGGGTCCCAGTGGATCAGCTCGCCTTCCTTGATTGGAAGAACGTTCAGCTTCCGGTACTGTCCCGATCTGAGTGCCAGCTGGATGTATCCTTTGTATCCGAGCTGGAACTGTGCGACCTTTCCTCCGGTATTCTTGTCGTTGTAAGGGACCATGTAGAAGTGTCCGAGCTGCGGCGAAGGGCTGAGCCTGAGAGCGTAGCCGAGAAGCGCTGCGTTTACCAGGGAAGCGTTCTGGCACTCCTGCAGGGTCGGATTCGTGGCCACCGCGCTCATCAGGGAAGAAATGAAGCGGTCTCCGTCCTTTCCTCCGACGACCCTGTTGATCTGGTTCTTAACAGCTCCGTCCATCAGGTAAGCTGTTATGCTTACCTTCTTCTGAGAAACCATCTGATTTGCCATGTGAATTCCTCCTTTGATTGGCTGATGTCTATTTCTGGCGATCCATATATCACTCAGGACCGCCTTTCTATCCAGAAGCAGATGCACCAAACATCTGCCTCTGAGATTGTCGGTTTTATGCCGCGTCATGCTCCATGCGGAGATGCTTGTCATTTTCAGAAACCACCAGGCGGATGACCTGCATGTCCGGATACTCCATCAAGTGCGTGACGCTCTCGGCGTTGTCGACCATGACCGGGATCCAGAGGTTCCAGGCCGTCGACAGGGTGTGAATGATCTCCAGTCCGGCGTTGATCTTGCTGGCATTGTTGGCGAATGCGTACTGGATCATCCTTCCATCCGGTGAAGGGATCAGGACCTCGCAGCAATCCGTCACGCCTCCGTTAAGCTGCTCTTCGAATAGCTTGAAGCGGAGTGTCTTGAAGCGGCTGTTGATGCGCTGGTCGAGGAGCGATACTTTTGATTTCGTGAAGACGTCGCAGAGGTGAATTCTGTATTCGGCTTCTTCGAATGCCTCAGCCAATGTCTTCTGACTCGCCTTCAGCTCCTCGATCCGCTTCTCCTGTCTCTCCTTGATGGAGAAGGAGGCGATCTTCGACTCTATGGCTTCCAGCTGTGCCTTCTTCTGGGCGATGGCCTGCATCCGGTCCCCGCTTGCCTTCTGTGATGCCTGTGAAGAATCTGCCATGGAGTTCTGGAGGGAAATGATCCTTGCGCTGATCGCCAGATACTCTTTCGTCGTGGTGAAGTCAGGCTCTTCAGTGAGTGCTCTGGAAAGCTCCGTGACCGTGTCCTGAATCTGTTTGATCTCGGAAGTGAGCTTTCCGAGTTTCTTAAGTTCTTCGGATGCTTTGTCCTTCAGCTCCTGGATGGCCGTCTTGCTGCAGGCCTTGCCCCGCCTGTTGATATCCTCGAGGTGCTGAGATCTTCTCAGGTTGAATGCCTGATGCATCTCATCTACCTTGTCCGGGTCATATGGCCGATGGCAGGTTGGACACACCGCATCATCGTCGTTCCATACCTTTGAAGCCTCTTCCTTGTACTCACTTATCAGGGACTCCCTTTTCTGCTCCATGGAATTGATGTCGAAGTCGATCTGGGAGATGGATCCTCTCAGTTCGAAGGCCTGCTTCTGTTTCTCCCTAATCTGTTCCTGCATCTGCCTGAGCTGTGATGTCTTGCCTTCATTCTCCTTTGCGACTGATGCCGCGTAAGCATTCCTCGATTCCGCAAGTTCTGCTCTGGCGTTTGAAATCTGGGTCATGATCTCGGAAGTCGCATCCGTCGTCTGCATCCGCTGTTCCATGTCGAGGGTGTTGATCTCGCCTTCGATGGAATCTTTCTTGGCTTTGAGGTCTTCCAGGCTCATTCCATCCGTATCCGGGATGGCCTTCTGCGCTTCATCGATCCTCTCAGGGACCGTGTCGAGTTCGGTGTTGATCTTCTTTCTGGTCGCCATCGTGATCTTGCGGAACTCGTCGACTGTGTAGCTCCGATCCGCGCCGGGAACCTGCAGCATCTGCTCGAACTTCGCGTCGACCAGCTCCTTGGTGTGGTGGATGACGTCCAGGTCGCTCACATCCCCGCAGATGTCGAGGAGGATCTTCCGTCTGTCCTGCCATGCCAGCTTCTCCGGAAAGTAGTCTGGCATGGTCAGCATCTTGAGCTGTTCCTCGTCTCCGACCATCGTCTGGATCTTCGCCTTAAAGTCTCCTGCCGGCGTCGGGACACCGTCGATGAAGTAGTCGGTGGTATGTCCTGAGAACTCGCGCTCTGCGGATCCTCTCTTCTTCTTGTAAACTTCGTGGAATACTTTTCTGAGTCCTACCTGCGATCCGTCATCCGCCTGGATGACCGCCGATGCGGAGTAGTCGAGCTCGTGTGTTCCGGTCGTCTTCGGTGAGAAGCCCTTCGCACCTGTGCTGGCCTTATCGAAGAGCAGCCATGTGAAGGCATTAAAAACCGTGGTCTTTCCGGTCGCGTTGTCTCCGTAGATGGAGCAGCTCTGACCCGAGAAGTCGAACTCTGCATGCGTGACTCCCTGAAAATTATCAAGGGTGAGTGTTATGAGTTTCATTTGGACCTCCTTGTAAAAGATTGGTTGATGTGATATTTTCGGAGGTAAGAACACGCGCCTAGTGTTCTCAAACTCCCAAAGCTCATCTGATTTCGGTTCCCAGCCTGAAAAGATGAGCTTTTATTATGCTGCAAATGCGGTGTCTTCCCATCTCTGGACGTTTCTCCTCTCGGCCTTCCGTGATCTCTCTAAAGCCGCCTCAAGTGCTTTCTTCTGCATGGCGTCGTCCCTGCGTTTCTTCAGGTCGGAGTATGCACACCGGAGCATGTAGTAGTTCAGCTCGTAGAACATGATTCCGCAGAAGGCATCTCCCGGAATCGTTGTCTTGGTGTTGGTCCTGATCATTGCCAGGAATCCGATCGTCACCGCCGCAGCCATGACCTTGATGATGGACTTTCTTGCGAATCTTTTGAGCATCTTTGTTTCCTCCTTCTCAGATGTAGTACCGTTTCATGAGTGCCTTCGGGATCTTCCCGTGTGGATAATCTTCCGGGAGTTTTTTCTTGCTGACTGCCTCGTTTCTCACCCTCCGGATGTATCCGTAGGCTGTCCGCCTTCCAACTCCGAGGAGCTGCATCACATCGTCTGCGGTGAAGTAGCTCCGTTCCACCTTTCCGATATCGACCGTTTCCGTTCTCATATCAGAATCCCTCCTCTTCTTCCTCCAGCTTTGCTTTTGCTACATATACCTTCAGGTCCTGTGCGACCTGGACGATATCATCGAGTGACTTCATAATGCTCTGAAGTTCCGGCTTCTCGTCTTCCGTGATCTTTCCGTCTTCTACGATCTCCATCAGAGAGTCCTTGATCTCTCCCGCCTTCTTCAGAGTTCCATATGCCTGGATGCTGATCCGGTCGAGGCTAAGGTTCTCAGCTTTCGGAACATCTGATCCAAGCCGGCAGTAGTCATGGCAGTAGGTGCATCTAAGTTCCGGTGCTCCGTAGATCTCGCTCATCGCCCAGACCTCATCTGGAAGCGGCTCCCTCGTCCCATTCTCGATGTCTGCCAGTGTGCTTGCTGACATTGCCAGGTCAGCGGCTGCGGCCATCCTGTCTCTGTACCTCGGGTAGGTCTTTGCGCGCTGGATTCGTGCAATCTTCCAAATTGTTACCCCGGTATCATTCAATCCCTTCATCATTCCTTTTCCTTTCCGCCTGATATACTTAAGTCAGGAGAAGGCATCCTTTTGAGCTCTTCCAGCTTTTGATCAAGCGCGGTTTGAATCTGCTCTGTCGGGATTCTGTTCCCTCGCATAATCAAATTCAGGTAAGTTCTCGTAATCCCGAGGTCTGAAGCGACCTCGCTCTGAGTGATGCCGAGTCGCTTGCACTGCATCATCAAATCCAGACCAGACTCTGGAATTTTAGCCATCCGGCTCCCTCCTTTCTCGGTTTACGTTTACATTTGTTACCAAATAATTTAGAATTTGTATGAACTACCCCCGATGAGGTCCCGCCAAGAACATCTGCGGAGGTAGGTCATCGTGTTACTGAGGAGAAACCAGCTCGTTTGCAGGCGTCTTGGCTTTCCCTCTTGTCGTTAACCCTCGTTAACTGTTTTAATGATAGTAGCAAGAACGCTACTTGTCAACATATTTATTCGCGTTTTTGCTATTTTATTGAGGCGCCATGACTCTAGTTGAAAGAATCAAAAACCTCGCCGCTAAGAATTCTACAAATATTAAAACAATTGAAAAAGCGGTGGGACTGGGAAATGGAACAATTCGTAGATGGGATGTAAGTCCGCCTTCAGCAGATAAGCTTCTCAGAGTAGCAAATATGCTAAACACCTCTATGGATTATCTTATGACGGGGAATGCGTTATTCAAGGAATCAGCTACGATCTCCAAGGAAGACGTAGAGATACTTGTGCTCCTTCAACAGCTTCCACACGATGCGAAGGTGGAGTTTCGTGGAGAAATTAAAGGATATATTAAGGGACTCGCCGCGTCCGGAGAAGCCCAAGAAGTAAGACAGGCAAAATAGTAAGCATCGATTGGTACCGATGCTTACACAGGAAATGAAACTGGAGGGAGTTTATGAGACGAAGGATTATTGCGCTGGCGGTAGCTTTTTGCATTGCTTTGCCTGGATCGAGCTTTGCTGCAGAAACGCAGCCAAGTACAGAGATGGTTGGATCGAGCAAGGCATATGTAACTTCCGGAGACTTGTATGATGTGATTACCGGAGTGAATCCTAACTTTACAATCTATTATGATGATAAGGGATATTTGACGATTGTTGAAGATCCGGCAACAATCAATCATGATGATGGCGGTGAATGGCTGTTTGTGATTGACACCATTCTCGTTCTACAAAGGCCTGAATTAAAAGACCAGAAAAAAATAATATTTCTTGCTGGAGGTGATTTGAAAACAGAACCAGTCTATGAGTTTTTCGGAATAGATGATTATAACGGTCCTGATGATTTCAGTATTTACCATACAACCATGACCACAGACGATAGTAGTCGAAACTCATTTGATATTGCGTTCAATACTTTCTACAGCGCCCATGAGATGATGAACAAGAATAAATACATGCTCCATCTTCTCGATCCAGAAAAAAATCCTGCTCCAGATTATTTTAATGATTCGGACTACTGGGCAATAGGCTGCTTTGGAGAAGATTCTGTAACCACTTCAAATCCTGACACGTCCACTTTGAAAGTAACTGTTCATAATTTTCAGGATTCGCCAGAGGGTGGGGCCGCCGCTTGCATATTGGCATACAAAGCGATGGAAAGATACCAGGCAATCAAAGCAGCTGTTCCGGATTCACTTCCTAATAATAATATCAATGTAAACTTCACAATCGGAAATGACAGCATTCTGTTCGATGACGGAACTGCTCTGCTATTTCCTGGATGTAATACTGCGATCGGGACAATTGGGCATCAGGATGGATCCGGTTCAGTCAGCGACGCAATCAGTTATGTTCAGCTGCAGAATGGCCAGATTGTCATCACGAATGCAGGACAGGCAGGTGAGTGATGGCATCCCAGGGAACGATAACAAAATACAAGACCAAGACCGGAAAGACCAAGTGGGAGCTGCGCTTCTGGGCGAAGGACTGGACCGGTAAGAACCGGCTGGTGCATAAGGCCGGGTTCATGACAAGAGCCGAGGCAAAGGCCTGGTATGATGGTTATGTGAGCGAAGGTGAGGAGAAGCCTGACATAACGATGGGTCAGCTTTATGAGGCCTACATGAACGACATGAAGCCGAAGCTCAAGAACACGACCTACGCGCAGAAGGAGTGGGCTTTCAAGACACACATCCTTCCATACTATAGTAATACCCCGATCGACTCCATCACTCCGAAGTCAATCATGAAATGGCAGAATAAGCTTCTGGATGCCAGGAACCCGAAGAGCGGTCAGCCGTACAGTGAAACCTATCTATATTCTTTACACGAGCAGATGAGCGCGATTCTGAACTACGCAGTAAAATATTATAAGCTCCCGACTAATCCGTGCCGGGTCACAGGTTCGATCGGTGTAGCCAAGGCGGACGAGATGACGATCTGGACGCCTGAGCAGTTCCAGATCTTCCTCCAGTACGAGAAGAAGACCTTGTACCGGATCCTCTACGAAATCCTCTTCTTCACAGGGATCCGTGAGGGAGAGCTCCTCGCTCTCACTCCGAAGGACATCCCGGAAGGCGAGAACGTGGTCATCGTGCGGAAGTCCTACGCAGTGGTCCATGGCAAGGAGTACATCCAGGAGCCGAAGACCAAGAAGTCAATCAGAAGGGTCAAGATCCCGGAAGCGGTTCATCAGGATATACGTAAGTATATTGAGTCCGTTTATATTGGGCAAAATGAAAGATTGTGTCTCTATTCCAAGACAGCTCTGAACGTGGAGCTGAAGAAGGTGGCGAAGGAGGCCGGGCTTCCGGAGATCCATGTACACGAGCTCCGGCACTCGCACGCCTCCTTCCTGATCGGAAGCGGTGTGGATATCGCGACCGTCAGCAACCGGCTCGGACACGAGAAGGTCTCGACCACCCTGAACACCTACACGCACATGCTTCCGGAGAACGACGCGAAGGTGACCGGGTTCCTGGACAGTGCAGCCGAAGAGATCCTCGACAGGAAGGATCAAGGGCAGCAAAAATCCGAGCCCGAAAAAGGCCCGGATGATGAAAACCCGCAGAAATAA